ACCAGAGGGGCAGCACCACCAAGACCAGCGGCGACCTTGTGCTGTATGTCAGCGCAGCCGACGAGGACGAGGTGACGCTCCGTCCGCTGAACGGTAAGGCAAAGGTGGAGGGAACCATGAGCGACTACATGCGCGACTACCTCGTGCCTGCCATCCCCGCCAACACCGAGCTGTATGTCTCCAGCTATGCAGGCTCCGAGTCGCAGAAGATCGTATCTCCCGACAACAGCCAGCCCCGCTCGACCCGTGTATATCTGCAGAAGCGCCTCTTCAATATCCTTATCACCGACCATGAGCGTGAGATCCTGAAGAAGACCCCGTGGGGATTCGACGAGATGCGCGACCAGGCACTGGCCAACTTCTCCAAGAAGTTCGAGCGCGACCTGTGGGACGGCGTTCAGACCCGCTACCTCATGCGCACGAAGGACGGCAACGAGGAGTATGTATATACCTCCGAGGGTATCCTCCGCCAGCTGACGAACACGCTGGGCATCGAAGGCAAGTTCAAGTACGCACACATCACCGCCATCGGCAAGATCATGTTCACCAAGTATGCCGAGACCACCGAGGCCTACCTGCTGTGCGGTAAGAACAAGGTGGCCGAGATTGCCAACATGGAGGAGATCATCAAGCACATGGACGCCAAGTACGACCACAAGAAGACCGACTACGGCATCGTGGTGCGCGACCTCGTCTCCAACTTCGGTACGCTGCATATCACATACGCCCCGATGATGGATGAGATCGGCTATGAGGACTTCTGCGTCGCAGTGCCCCTCCAGATCGCCCGCTACTACCATAAGGTGAAGAAGGAGTCGAACATCGACCTGAACAAGGCCGGCAACGATGCACGCGAGGCCATGCGCTATACCTATATTGAGATCGGCGCCCTGGCACTCCGCGGACAGAACTCGCTGCTCGTCGGTCCCTCTGACCAGATCATCGACAAGAACATCAGCGACGACACCGAGCCTATCGAGTTGGTGGACGCCATCCCCAGCAACCCGACGGACGGCATGATCATCTCCTTCGACGGCCTGCTCTCCGAGGACGGCGAGGTGACGAAGGTGAGCGCACTGCCCGCCGATCCCGCAGAGGGCGACATCATCGCTCCTACTCAGGATATCGTGGTCGGTACCGCTCCAGACACCGTGACCTACGAGGAAGGAAAGTACTACATCTACGAGACCGACAGCTGGTCTGAGTACACTGGCGTCGTACTCGACGGTGACAAGGTATGGCAGTGGGACGAGGATTCCGACCAGTGGGTTGTGTACACCGGCAACGTCTAAACGGACCTCCTTTCTTCGGGGTGGCTGCGTACCGGCTCCCGGCCATGCGGCCACCCCATATTTTCAAAAAGCTAAAGTAATACATTATGCTGAAGATTTATCAACTCAGACTGAAGCAGAACACCTTCGAGGTCACGCTGAAATACAAGGGCGTAGGCGTGAGGGTGGCCTTCGTCGACGGCAACACCTACAACGGCGTACCTGCAAAGTGTTACACCAACGACCCGTTCAAGCAGCGCGCCATCGAGAACAGCCAGATGTTCAAGGACAAGGATATCGTGCTTGAGCGCACGGTGGAAGAGGAGAGTGACCGCAAGGCCGCTGCCGCCAAAGCCGCAAGGAAAGTCGCCGTGAGACCGCAGGCCGCAAAGACAGAGCCGGCACCCAAGCCGGAGCCGCCCCAGACACAGGAACCCGCAAACGCACCAGAACACGAGACGGATCCAGAGACTACCGCAGAGGGCGACGGCACACAGGCCATGACCTTCAACAACCTGGGCGAGGCCATCCAGTATATCGCCAGGGAGTGGAACATTCCCGTGCAGAAAGAGTCCGAGGCCCGCAGGGTGCTGAAGGAACACGGCATCAACCCCACCATCAAGAAAGGATAAGGGATGACGGTATCGGAGATAGTGAAACGGGTGAGGGCCACCATCGACGAGCTGATGCAGAACGACTCGGACTTCCTCCGCGTGAGCGAGGACGAGAAGAACCTGACGTCGGTCATCATCGACAAAATCGGCTATGCGCTGCAGTACGTCCTTGAGAATGCACCGATTGACAGACTCGATGACGACATGCTCGAGACGCTGACGGGTACGGCACTGACCAACAGCTTCTCCATCAACGGCACAAGCCTTGTCGCCACCCTGATACTTCCCACAGACCTTCTCCGCATCGTTGAGGCCCGGCTCTCGTCGTGGTCTCATTTCCCCGTGCCGGAGCCTGACACGTCCCAGGTTTACCTCATGCAGCAGGACGAGTATGCCAGGGGATCATGGGACAGACCCGTGAATATCCTGACCTACAACGCCAGCGGCAAGAAGATACTGGAGATGTACTGCGCCAAGGCCGATAATGACACGCTGAGGTTTGTATTCATCCGCAAGCCCAGCCTTACCAACGTTGACGCAGACCATCCCACGACTGACGTCAGTGTGCCGTCACAGCTGGAGGCCTCGCTGATCTACCAGATAGCAGGCCTTGCCATGACGGCCTTCAAGGATGACGTGGCGTCCACCCTGCTTGCATTATCGCAGCGCTACCTTGACCCTGACGCTGTAAGAACCGTACAATAAGAAAGTGAATCATGATAACCCCTACATTCACATTCGATGCTGAGGCTAACGCCTATATCAGCGAAGACATCACCATCGACGAGTGCGCGACGGCAAGGATCGAGCTTGCCAGCCGTGCGCCCGTGGTGACCCTGAAGAAAGAAAGCGACGGCGGGTACGCCAACTACGGGCAGACGCCCAGGAGCGATACCGGCTTCCAGATAGATTTCCACGTAAAGCATGAGACGGTGATCCGTCTCGCCACCCCCGTGGAGGTGACAAAGTGTTTCATCCTAAACTGACACGACCATGCAGAGGCTGTTTGAATACGACCAACATATAGGAGACTGGCGGGTGCTGGTGCAGACGCGCGACATCGCCAACGGAGCCATCCAGGGCCGCCATATCGTGGACTTTGCCGTCACGACGGAGAAGATTGCCGACAAGACCATCCAAGGCAGGAATATTGCCGACAAGGCCGTGACTGGCGGCAAGATCGCCGACAAGACCATCCAAGGCAGGAATATTGCCGACAAGACCATTCAGGGCAAACATATCGCCGACAAGACCATCGAGGGCAGGAGCATTGCCGACAGGACCATCCAAGGCCGACATATCCATCAGCACACGATCACGGGACTGAACATCGGCCACGAGGCCATTCAGAGCGAACATCTCGCCCCTGAGTCCGTGGAGGGCAGGAACATCGCCCGCGGTGCCGTAGACATCAGCAAGATCGCACCAGGCACGCTCGACGGACACGACATCTTCCTGAACTGCAACCTGATATCGATCCAGCGCGAGGATGACGGCTGGTGGTACGCCTACTACGGGAACCGCGGCCCCATCACCGGCTTTGAGCGCGACGAGGACGGCTGGGTATATGCCATCTTTGGAGTGACAAACGTACAACCACAATCAGCACAGTCATGAACCATTACAAGTTTGTAGAGGATACCAACGGCATTGGCACCCTTAAGAAAGAGGTGCAGCAGCCAGGGCAAGAGCCTGAGTGGGTAGACGACCTGAAGACGCCTATACCGTTCTTTGATATCGCCACGAAGGACTATGTACGGAAGAAGGTGGCCGAGGCCGATCCCGACTTCAAGGGCACATATACCACGATGGCAGATATCGAGGCCATCGAGGATGCCAACGCCAACGACTGGGCATACCTGGTGACTCCAGACGAGAACGGCAACGACGTCTACAGCCGTTACCGCTATACGCTGCCTGCCGGCGCCACACAGTATCAGTGGGTGTTTGAGGTGGCCATCAAGCGTGATAACTTCACGGATGAAGAGTGGGCCGCCATCACCAGCGGCATCACGTCGGACAAAGTTCAGAAGATGGTCATTGCGATGGAGGTCAGCGACATCACAGCCCTGACGGCTGCACAGATCGAGACATTGAAGATCGGTTATGTCGTCAACAAGGTGACGGGAAACAGCAAGCACTCTTACATCGTGAAATACAAGAACGACGTGAAGGGTGAAATGTCGCTTGTCTATTGCGACCACGAAAACATTGAGGAGGTATATTATGAGAAGCGGAACGGCGACTGGACCTATGTTCAGACCGACAACACGCCGCTCGACGCCGAGAGGTTCGCGGAGATCAGCGAGCTGGTGGGCGACAGGGTGCTGACAAGCATCGAGATCGACGAGAATCACAACTATTCCGGTGTGTACAAGACCCTTGAAGAAGAAAGTGAATGACAAATAAAAACATACGATTATGGAAGAGAATACTGGAATTATCAGACAGCGGTTGTTTAAGACCGAGAATTATCTGGGTGACTTCAATCCTAATAAGCAAGGAGGCTACGACCAGCTCGATCAGGTCAGTCTCTTCGGCGCTGTGTGGGAGTCGAAGATTGACGATAACGTGTCGGCACCCGCAACATGGGACGGCGGTGACATCATCACACCGAACACGCAGGACTGGAAGCAGGTGAGCGGCGACTACAACGCATGGCTCATGTGGCACGACAAGCCATCCACCACAGGATCCACCGGCGACTACCCCTATAACGGCATGGGCCGTATCGTGCTGAAGAAGAACATGGTCAACACTGCCGCCGAGGGCGAACCAGAGGTTTTGGTCAACACCCTCACACAGGACATGTTCTACAAGGGCGAGGTCGGTAGCCGTGTTCCCAACGCCAACACCATCTTTGTCATTCAGTATGACTTTGTGCTTGGTGAGAACATCACGATCCCTGCTAATTGTGTGCTGGAGTTTGACGGTGGAAGTATCTCAGGTGATAAAACCATTACAGGCACAAATACTGGCATCAAGGCAGGATTGGTAAAAATTTTAGAAACCAACGTCACAATAGCAGGTACTTGGATTGTGTCAGAAGCATATCCTGAATGGTTTGGTGCAGTTGGAGACGGTGTGACAGATGACGCAACAGCTATTCAGAAAGTTTTATATTTACCTTTTCCGATCTATTTTGGAAACAAGATATATGCTATTGGCTCCCAATTAGACGTTCCTGATTCCACTATCATAAAAGGCTGTCATGATGAAACTACAAGCACTCCAAAAGGATACTTAAACGGTCACCTGGATGGCTATGAGACTGGTAACGGAGAAATTAAAGCAATAGAAAGTATTGATTCGGTTTTCCGATTAAGAGGGAACTTTATAACAATAGAAGGCATAACAATTAACGGAAACAATTTAGCGTCAAAGGGTATAAATGACGATAGTAACTATATTAAAAGCAGAATATGTTTAAAAAATTTATTTATAGCCTATACAACGCAATATGGTATTAATCTAACTTTATACTTTTCGCGTATTCAAGACGTTATAGTATATAGTACAGGTGTTGGAATATATATATCAGCATCTACATCTATTGTTCTTGATAAATGTTTTGCCAAAAATGTAACAACGGGATATTATCTTAAATTTTTCAAATATTCTTCAGTTAGAAATTGTTGTTGTGATCATGCTACAACTGCTTATGATTTGATGGATTTTCTTTCTACGTCCTTTGATGGTAACGGTTGTGAAGATGTCCTAAACGCTATTACTTTAAGAGGAGCATTCAGCAATTTTATCATAAAAGACTTTTTTGGTGTTTTAAAAGATGATGGTATATTTATAAATGCTACGGGTAATTGTTATGGAACTTGCGCTATTTTGTCAAGTAAGATAAATAACGCTTATGATCTCTCATATTTTATTTATGCAGCAAGTGGAGATAGTGGAAACAATGGTTATAGAATTGTTTTTTACGTCGATGATTCTGTTCCAAAACTTGGTTGCTCTGACAATGCTGTTATAATTGAGAACAAGGAGAACCTTGTTAAAGAATTGTATAGCACTTTAGGCGGGTGGAGTGGTAATACTGATAGTAATTGTGTTATTTCTTCTGCTGCAAATAAGCTATTTAAAGTTACGACATCAGACGGTCAGCCTGTTAGTTCTACGTTTATAGTATCAATTGGAGAAATTACTCTGGATCCTGGTAAGTATATTTTTGAATGCCTATCTTCTATGATACAGCCACCTAAAGCAAAAATTGCATGCTTCTTAACGCTTAACAGAGACAGTGGAAGTGGATATCCTACAAATATGTGTACACTTCAGAATTTCCCAATAATAATTGAGGTGGTTTCACAGACAAAATATTATATAACTGTCAAATTTGTAGATGGAAACGCAGACAATCCTACAGATATAGGGACTATATTGTTAGCTCCTAATATTAGGAAAATAGAATAATTTATATTTTACATCATTTAGTTATACTTAATGCGGCAAGCTTGTGAGAGTATGCCGCATTTTTCTTAATTTTATTTAATAAAAATAACAACATAACAGCATTATTGCTATTTTTGCAAACAGTATAACTAAATAGTGGGTTTATGAACAATAGAGTCTTTGTTTTAATTTTGTGTGTTTTCTCGTTTTTTAGAGTTTGTAGCGTTAAGGCTGGAGAAATAAGTTACGGTGAGATTGATGGAATAAACTATAAGTTTGATTCTTCTAAACTTGAAGCTGAAATTACCAGACTACCATATATAAGTGATTTGATTATTCCGGGTCATGTAGTTTACAATGGCCAGACATATATAGTAACATCAGTTGGTGATTACGTGCTGATGGATGTAACAAATCTTTTATCTGTGACCATACCAAGTAGTATCAAAAGTCTTGGCAGATTTGGATTGTCAGAATGTAAAAAACTACAAAAAATATACATATCAGACATTAAATCTTGGTTAGGTACTGACAAGCAAAGCGCTCCTGGAAGCAATTCTATAAAACTTTTTTTGAACGGGCAAGAGGTGAAAGATCTTGTTATACCAGAAAATATTAGTAGTATATCACGTTATTCTTTTTATGGATGCTCAGATATAACATCTGTTACTATACCAAAAGGTGTAAAGTGCATTGACGAAGGTGCTTTTGCGTGTTGCAGCGGCTTGACATCTTTGACCATTCCGAATAGTGTTAAAGAAATGGGTGGAATGGTCGGTTCTTTTTCTAATTGTAGCAATCTTGTTACCCTATCAATATCAATAGAGAACGATGATTATCTTGAACCAATGATTCGTGATAATTTTTCCGGATGCAGCAAATTGTCAGATATTTACTATTATGGAGATTATATAATTAGTTTTTCAGATGATGTTTCAAACGCCACTGTGCATATTCACGACAATTTAATAGAAGCTTTCAAAGAGAAGAACAAAAAATTTAAAAATTTTGTAGGACTTGACAATACAGATTTTGTTTTAACATATTATGTAGATAACCAGATTTATAAAAACTATTTATATAAATATGGAGATATGATAAATCAAGAATCTGATCCAACAAAAAAGGGATTTACTTTTTCCGGATGGAGTAAGATACCAGAGACCATGCCAGGAAAGGACGTTAACGTTAGAGGTACATTCGGTTACTCAAAGAAAAACGTCGATGGCGTAACTTATCAGGTGACTGATGCGGACAACGAACTCGCTGAGGTGATAGGTAATGACAATGCCAGCGGTGAGGTAACAATAGCCGATGCCGTGGAGTTTGATGGAGTAAGCTATAAGGTGACAAAGATTGCTGACAACGCCTTTAATGGGCGCAATACAATTACAAGGTTTGATATAAGCAAAAATGTGGCCAAGATAGGCGAGAAAACCTTTGCAAATATCAACAAGCTCAATGATGTGTACTGTTATGCAGAGGAAGTGCCAGAGACTGACAGGACGGCTTTTGAAAACTCATATATAGACTATGTGACGCTGCATGTGCCGGCAGGATCCATAGACAAATATAAAGCCGTTGGACCGTGGAAGGACTTTAAGGACGTGGTGGCTATCGCTGCCACTGGCGATCAGAAGTGCGCCACACCAACCATCAAGTTCAAGGACGGAAAGATCAGCTTTGCCTGCGAGACGGAAGGCGTAAGGTTCAGATACCAGATTACAAGCGCAGACATAAAGCAGGATACAGGAACAGAAGTAGAGCTCGGAGGCTTGTATAATGTCAGTGTCTATGCCTCAAAGGAAGGATACATGGATTCTGATAAGGCGACAAAAGAAATCAAGTTGTCACTCATCAATGGTGACCTGAATGGCGATGGCAAGGTGAATGCCGCTGATCATGTGACACTAAGTGACATTATTATGAACCAGGAGAAATCAGGGGAATAAAACGGAAACCAGTTATACCATCCATTATATTTGGGAGTCTCAGAAATGGGACTCCTTTTTTTATTGATTCCCGCGTACATTATTTATATCGCGCATGGGAATTATATGAAAGAGTGACAGGAGAAACGCTGTATCTTTGCAGCGGAGTCGGGGAGATGAGGCCAAAAAGAATAGAAAAATCCCCCGACCCAATAATAAGAAGCACCACCAACTTATTACACATTGCCTCACCAGCAGCGGATCGGGGGACAGTTGCCCGTTCTCTGCAGGTGAGGCTATGGCTGATGTATGGTGGTGCGGGTGCAAAGGTAGGAAAAATATATTAATCAACCAACATTTTGCACTAATGAAAGTGAAAGAATTAATAAAAATTGGCAAAGAGATCATGAAATTGCTGCACGAACGCGGCATCGGCATGGATTATTACCAGCATTTGCCGATGACAGAGGAGTTTGACATGATGAAGGGCATGGGTCACAAGACCACCTACATTATAGCACATCTTTCCGAAAAGTACGGTATTTGCGAGAGAAAGATATATAAGATCATCGGGAAGATGATCATGGACTGCACGTTTTGAGCAGTGGGTAGAGTAGGGATTATTAGGGTGATTAGGGAGAATTAGGTATCTTTGCGGTGTCAAAGGCCAATGACACCCGAGAGAATTAACATCTTATTATCAACTACTCAAATTTCAAGAAAATGACAGAAGAGAAAATTATCAGTTTGGGATCCTCTGAAGGCGGTTTCGGTGGCCGCAGCGGATGGAGTCCTGCCGACTTCGCTGCCGTGATGGGCAACCAGAACAAGGGCAACAACGGAGGCATCTTCGGCGGTAACGGCATGTGGGACGGCGTTCTCGGCCTCTTCGGCCTTGGCATCGTGGCCAACATGTTCGGCTACGGCAACGGCTTCGGAGGTTTCGGTGGTGGCGGCAGCGACGCGGCAGCCACGGCCTACCTGGCCAACATGGCGAACAACAACCACGGCAACGACCTACTGATGGAGCATGTCACCGGCGTAGGCAACCGCGTAGTGGAGCTGGCACAGGCCTTCAATACCTCCACCGACGCCATCCAGGCTGGTCTTGCCAACATCAACCTCGCCATGGTGCAGCTTGCAGCCCAGAACAACATGAGCGTGATGCAGCTGCAGATGGCCCTCCAGAAGGGACAGAGCGACATCGCCCTCCAGTTCTGCAACTGCTGCAAGGACCAGGCACTGGCCATGTGCCAGCAGACCAACGCCCTGATCAACGCAGGCAACGAGAACACCCAGCGCATCGTGGACAACCAGACCGAGGGCTACCGCGCCATCCTCCAGCAGATGTACAACGACAAGCTCGAGGACAAGAACGCGAAGATCCAGGAGCTGACCGCACTCGCACTTGCCAAGGACGGTGAGATCTCGCAGATGAAGCAGAACCAGTACATTGCTGGTCTCGTCGGACAGAGCCAGGCACAGACGGATGCCCGCCTGAACGCCATCTACTCAGAGGTTGAGGCCATCAAGCGCTGCCAGCCTCCCACGATCACCCTGCCCAACAACCAGTACCAGGCCGTACCGACAGGCATCGCAACCATCGGCAGCGACTTCATCGGCACGCTGCTCGTGGCACGCCTGCTTGGCTACACCAACGGCACTACCGGCACGGGCGCGACAACCGAGACCCCGGCAGCAAAATAGGACCGGCTGGCGGTGGTACTGCCGCCGCCTGCTGGCCTTTCTGAGAGAGTTCATCAAAAAGGTAACAAAAACAACAGGAGATTATGTTTTCAAATTTAGCTAAAGGTGCCCATCTGACCATTCTCGACATGGGCGACCATGTGACGGTGACGGACGGAGTGGTGGAGAGCGTGAGCCAGCCGAGACCAAGGGACGCGCAGCCTAACCAGGTGCTGGCGTCAATCGCCTTCGGGCAGCAGCATGAGATGGTGGTGGATATCATCGTGACCACACCTACAGGACAGCGGACTTTCCGCAACGTGCCCGCGACAGGCGCAGTGGACCGCGGAGGCTCGACGATCATCACCGAGAGTCCGGAACTGATGGATACGGAGGTCGCCAACCTCGACAAGGCCAGTGCGGAGCATATCGCCAAGACCCCTTGGCATGAGAGCGCCCGCAAGGACTACGACGCGATCCGCAAGCAGCTTAACCGCAAGTATGCACAGGACCAGGAGCGCGACCAGACCATCGAGAACCTGAAGACCCAGTACGGGGAGCTGAAGGAGCAGACGGCACAGATCCAGCAGTCGCAACAGGAGATACTGGAGCTGCTGAAGAAGAGACCGTGATCTCCACTAAAAACGCAAGAGACATGAGCGAGAACGTAATGATCATCAAGACACGCAAGCTGTCGGCCCGCGAGGTGAAGAAGAAGCTGCGCGACTTCATCGACGAGATCAGCGACGGATGCGGCCCCGAGATCGAGCAGATGGCCGACGAGCTGAAGGACTACGGCGACCAGTTCGTGGACGCCCTGAGCGGCATCAGCCGTGAGGGAGGCAGCGGAAGCTACCGCAGCGGTTCAGGTATGGACGGCGGCGGCTCTGGCTATGGCCGCGGAGGCTACCGTGGCGACATGGACGAGAGGGGCGGCAGCTACTTCCGTCGTGGAGGCCGGGCATGGCATCGTAACGAGGGCACCTGGGAGGAGCGCGAGGAACTCCGAAAGAAGAACGAGCAGAAGCTCCAGGAGCTTGACCGCCAGATGCAGGAGCTTAGACAGCACATGCAAGGCATGTAGACTACAGGAGGGGCGGGGAGAGGAGCCTCGCCCCTTTGATTTTCCTATCTGAAATATGTACGAATTACAAGCTGAAATATGTACGAAGACATCATGACAATACTCGACCTGACACCGGAAGGACTCAGGGAGTACAAGCGGAGACACGGCTGCCACTTCAGCGCAGCCCTGTGCGAGTTTGCCGTCAGCCGCATGCAGGGCGAGGACGGCAGGCCCATCAAAGCGCTGACAAAACAGGAGGTGGAGCGGCTGCTGAAGGACTCGAAGGTGGAGATCAAGAACCTGAAGGGACACGACCATGTGTTCGTGGCCAACATGGGACTGGCCGACTACCTCGGCGACAGCGTGCCCGACATGGACCACCTGGCAAAGTATGTCAAGGACGTGCTGGACGATCCCGACGGCTACGACGGCATCGCCTTCTGCCGATGGCTGGCCGACTGCATAGGTAAGAAGGTGGAAGTGCCCTGGGAGGAAATGGCGTGATCTGGCAGACAATCGATATCGACGGGTACTGGCTGGCGACGGTGATCTACGTGCCGCTGGAACAGGACATGCCTGCCGTGGCTGAGGCCATGGTGAGGCTGGGCTGCCCGCAGGAGGACATCGGGAAGACCTGGCACCTGATGACGCAGGAGTGGAACCGCGGCTATACGTGGAGTAACCCAGCGCGACGCAGGAGCATCACGCTGATAGGGCGTGCATGGAACTGGGGGGAGTTCTTCAACACCGTCATGCACGAGACGAAGCATATAGTGGATGAGATTACGGCTGCCTACGACGTGATGAACTACGGGGAGCCTCCGGCATACCTGCAGGGATTCCTCGGCCAGCGCATGGCCCCAGCTATCCGTCGGATCGTCTGCCCCTGTTGCGGTATGGAGAAGCCTTAAAACATCTTCATGCTCCCCATCACCTTATAGACCTTCAGGATCAGCTCCTTGCTGATGGTCTGCTCGGAGTATTCCTTATTGTCAGGAATGAGCGTCACCGTATCGCCATTGTCGCGGACGCGCTTGATGGTTCGCAGGTCGTTGGTGGTGACAATGGCGTAGATCTCGTCGTTGATGAGGCATGATGACGGGTCGCGCACCTCCTTGATGGCTATCAGATCGCCGTTGGCTATCGTTGGCGCCATGGAGTCGCCGCTGGCATTACACCAGCAGTCGGCACGGTTGTAAGGGGCGAAGTCTATCATGTACTGCGGATTGATCGTCTGGTCGTTGACGCCAGGATCAAACCCCATAGCAAAGTCCACATTATAATACGGTATGCCTACGTTCTTGTCGTAGGAGCGACGGGCAGGCATGGTCTCCAGCACCTCGTCGGGCAGCCGGTATTTCTGCCCCTCACCGTCCACAAGCCAGCTCTTTCGCACTCGGAAGTTGTCGCAGATCTTATGTACGTCGGCCACCGACCACACATACTCTCCCTTCATCTTACGGAGGAAGTTGTTTACCTCGATGTTTGCCTCTAGCGCGAACGTCTTAGGCAGATGGCCCGTCTCATGGATCAGCTCCCTGATACGCTCGGTCATCTTAAACTGCTCGGCTATCACATCCTTGTCAGCATTGCCTTCCAGTATCTGAGGCTTATTCTCGTCCTTGAACTCCGGAACGATCGTTGTCATCGGTCCTTGCTCATTGAGAAGCCAGTCTAGCGATATCTGCTTGAAAGCGCTAGAGAAGCGCATCAAGAAGTTGTCTGTAAGGACGGACTCCTTTCCATTTAATGCACTTGATACATTCGACTGCGACGCTTTCATTGCTTTGGCAACGTCACTCTGTTTCTTGATAACACCTTCGTATTTCAAGAAATTGTATGCCTTGTTAAATCGATCTTTTTTATTCATACAAGAAATGTTATATTATAAATATTATTAAATTATTGAATAATATATAGTAATATAAGAAATTATTTCTTACCTTTGCACTGCGAACCTATTCCGAATTAGTTCCGAAAGTGTTCCGACAGCGGTACAGAGTGCAAAGATACGAATTTTTACTGAGATTTCAAAATATTTATAATATAAAAATTGTTATGGCAATAAGAAGAAAAGTTATCGTGATTCCTAGGGGCAAGGCTGACAGCATCTGCAGCGCCCTGAAGATCGGCAGGACAACGCTCTACGCCGCTCTGAATTACACATCGAACTCGGAAGACGCCAAGCTGACCAGGAAGAAGGTGCTGGCCGAATACGGAGGCATCGAAACCACCAAGGTCATTCCTTAAAGACAATTATTAGTAACTTAAACATTCATTCATTATGGCAGATTTAAACATTTTCATTAAGAAGAGCCACCTGAAAGCTCTTGACAAGTTTAAGGAGGAGCTTGAAGCTTTCCGGAAGGAGACAGGTGAAGAGGTGGCAGTACTCTACGAGGATCCATTTACGTCGTTCAAGCTGGGTGATATCAAAGTTGAGAATGGTATTTTAAGCTACCGTTACGATGATGGCAGCAGTCATGAGCGCGTTGTTCTGCGTGATCCAGACACCCGTAAGTATTACGAGGTGGATTATATGGATGGCATCATGGACTTTATCAAGTTCTGGCGTAAGTGTTTGAGACGTGCAAAGCGTTACTGGGCTATGGATCCTGACCTGATTGATAAGATTCAGGATGGTGAGATTGAAGATAAAGAAGAGGAGGACGAGGCATGAAAGCAAGTAAAAACACGGATTTCAACTATGTGGATCTGCCCGTCCTCGATATGGCGCACGTCAGGGAGACCATAGATCTGCACCGGAAGATACAGGAGGTCGTAAGGCTTAACCGTAAGAGGAGGGCAGAGCGTCTGACCAAAATCGGCGAATTTGGTGACCAAAACCGCCGAATTTGGTGACCAAAACCGCCGAATTTGGTAACCAAATTCACTGAATTTGCTGAGTAAGGGACTAAGATAATAAAACGAAACAAACAGGAGGACTGAACGTGAGTAAAGGTGATATGTATGACCACACAATGCTGCCAATCGGAACCACAAAGAAGAACCGACAGGGAGATTTTGTTATAACGATGGTGGTAGTAGGCTGGAATGACAGGGCAAAATGCAATGTCTGGGAGGAAAAATCAAAGCGCTATTCACCCTGCACGATTGATACCGCATCACTCTACCGTTATGAGGATTCGAAGGAAAATTTTGACAGATTAAAATCCATAAGAGAAAGGGCTTTAAAATGATGTATAGGGTAATCGTATTGAATAACGACGGGACGATGAAGCACGACGTCGTTGAGGCTCCGGACTACGGCAGCTTAGGCCGCAGGGTGGAGAAGCGTAAGATCAAGTCGTTCACGGTAACATTGGCATAAAGGATATGATGAGCCTGAACGATATCATACACTCGCCGAACGCCGCCAACATACAGGTGGTGGTGAACGCAGAAGACCTGCGCAAATGCTTCGAGAGCTTCATTGCCTGGGGCATGCAGCGCATAGAGGAGCGCGACGAGCCGAAATACTACTCGAGGGAGGAGCTGGCTGCGCTGCTGCATGTGTCGCAGCCCACGCTGCTGAACTACCGCAAGAAGGGCATCCTGCCCGAGCCTGTCACCATCGAGGGCCGTGTCCTCTTCGACAAGGCAAAGGTGCGCGAGGCCATCGAGAGCGGGAATATAAGGATCAGAATCAGACGTTAAAGACTTTAGAACTATGAACAAGTACAGACTACAACTGCTGGCCGCCGTGGCCATGACGATAGGCTTCTTCGCCCTGCTGGGCTGGGCTGGCGACTGCGACTATACCGAGCAGGTGATACTGCGCATGAGCTGTGAGGAATACGACTATGCGAAGGACACCCTGACAAAGCTGAAGAACGGCACCCGTCCGTCGGAGAGGGAGATAGCCCACTGGTGGGAGCAACATCATGAGGAGCTGAGATGAGACAGGTGACGGCAAGACGGGAACGGGCGAGGTATGAGCTGGAGGCCGAAAGGCTGAGGCTCTACTCGGAGCTTCACCGCACAGTGGCCAATATAGGCATACAGGCCTTCGAGGGGCTGCTGAGAAGGGTACACATGATAGAAGTGAAAATACATTCATTCAAAGGAGGCATATATGACAAGGACTAACTGTAAGAGAGTCAACAACAAGGAGGAGAAGAAGAACACCGACGTGGTGTGCTGTATGGACTGTCTGCACTCGAACCTTCACAGGTACGGCTGCAACCCCATCCTGGCACAGTGTACCGTGCAGCCGAACACCGGCAACGCCCACTTCCCCTATCAGGTGATGGTGGCCAGCACGAAGTGGATCTGCCCGATGTACAAGCACACCGACGGCGAGAAGTTCATCCAGGTGAGAGTGAAACCCTCAGCAGGCGCACAGGCAGCATGAGCGGATGGTACAAACAGCAGCGCAACCTGTCGGAGCGTCCATGGTATAAGGATTCAACGATGGTACACCTCTATCACTTCCTGAAGGAGCGCGCCTACGTCACCGAAGGGCGCTACGAGGGTCAGATCATCCGTCGGGGGTCATGCCCGATCACCCGTCCGGAGATGTCGGAACTGACGGGCATGAGCCTCCGGACGATAGACAGAGTGCTTAGAAGGCTTATTTCTTACGGCGAGATAATCGTTAGGGGGAACAACAGATTTAGTGTGGTAACGGTCTGCGACTATGATAGTTACGACGCACAGGAAAGCTTATTCGGTTCGACTGATGGCATTACTCTTGGCACTACTGATGGCATTACTCTTGGCACTACTGATGGCACGACACACATATCTACAATAGAAGGAAGAAGGAAGAAGGAAGATAATATTCTTGTAAGCCCTTACAGTTCTTACAAGAAGGAGGGAGAGAGCGAAGACGTGGCCTTAGAAGTGAAAAAGAGATATAACAAGACGTTCGCCGGAAAGCTGCCCGAGTGCATCCGCCTGACGATGCCGACGAGGATGATGGTGATGGAGTGTATCAGGCGCTTCGGCATGCAGAGCATCGACCTGGTGTTTGAGCAGATCCTGACGGAGCCGTTCTCGCTGGGGGAGAACAAGACGGGATTCATCGCCCGCTTCCAGTTCATCTTCGAGCCGAAGAACTTCCAGGCATACCTCGAGAGAGCCAACCTCAGGAAGAGGAAGATCTCCCAGCAGGCAGCGCAGGCAGCCGACGAGGCCATGCAGCCTCAGCAGACAACGGTAGTAAGCTGGATGGATGCCTACAACGCAGACAAGAATTGGAAACCAAACATGAAATAGAGTATGATCAAGATTATTAAGACAAAGACTTGGAACGAGCTGCAGAAGAATCTAAACGAGCTGCAGGCTGCAAACGTACACCTTCATAAGCTGCTGAAAGGTCACTACAACAAGTACCAGTTCGAGCTTGGCGAGAATGAAGGTACCATCAAGAAACAGCAGGCAACGATCGACGACCTGAAGAAGAAACTCAGGAAGGCCGAACATAAGCTGGCTGAGGCTGTTAAGAAGTTGAACAAACAGAAAGTATGATTATGAATCACGAAGAGAGTAGACTACAGCAGCAATGTGTCGCATGGTTCAGGGCGCAGTATCCACAGTATGCCATGCTGCTGACGCATCCCATCAACGAGGGGAGCGGACACACCACGACCGACCGCCGTCGTCAGGGCATCCACAAGGCCGAGGGAGCCGTAGCTGGAGTGCCGGATCTGTTACTCTTTATGCCGAGTGGATGTCCTCTATCTTTCATGGGTCTTGGCATAGAGATGAAAACAAAGACTGGAAGACTGTCGCAGAGTCAGAAGGACTATCAAAATATGTTTGAGGCTGCAGGGTACAGGTATACCGTAGTAAGAAGTCTTGATGAGTTCAGGAAGCTTGTGGCAGAATACGTCGGAAATGTAGACGTCTGGCGCCGCAAGCTTATCGCTTCCGCTCACGTCGAGATCACCAAGGCCGCCGAGCAGCGCGAAAGAGAGAAGTTTTACAAGGTAATCGGGAAGAAGCCCGAATAGTATTAATTAAATTCAAGTAACATTATGGAATTAATCGGAAAAAAAGTGATCATCCGCGCATCAAGAGCCGGAGTGTTCTTTGGAACATTAAAAGACAAACTTTACACACCGGCAGGTGTTGAGGTGAAACTTGAAAACAGCCGTCGTCTCTGGTACTGGAGAGGTGCTGCCAGTCTGAGCCAGTTGGCAACAGAAGGTGTGAAAGAACCCGAAAGTTGCAAGTTCTCTGTGGTGGTACCAAGCCACGTTGTGGAGCAGGTCATTGAAGTCATTCCATGTAGCGACGAAGCTATCAAGTCGATTGAGAGTGTAAGAGTATGGAGAAACAATTAGACGAACAGATTAAGGAGTTCCTTGCCGTAAGCTATGGCGATGGCTATGGCGATGGCGATGGCGATGGCTCTGGCGATGGCTCTGGCGATGGCTCTGGCGATGGCGATGGCGATGGCTATGGCGATGGCTCTGGCTCTGGCTCTGGCTATGGCTATGGCGATGGCTCTGGCGATGGCGATGGCTCTGGCGATGGCTCTGGCGATGGCGATGGCTCTGGCGATGGCGATGGCTATGGCGATGGCGATGGCGATGGCTATGGCGATGGCTCTGGTATACCTGAGTTCAACGGTCAGAAGGTCTATATGATCGATGGTGTGCCAACGCTGATAGACTCTGTTCTTGGCAACCATGCAAAGGGAAGCATACTCAACAAGGACTTCACACTGACACCGATCTACATTGCGAGAGTGGGCGATTTCTTTGCTCACGGTGAGACATTGCGTGAAGCGTATGATGAAGCTTCGGAGAAGTACAACGAACAGATGCCGCTGGAGGACAGGATATTCCGATTCAGGAACACATTCCTTGATCCTGACAGCAAGCTCCCTGTCAAGGAACTATATCGCTGGCACCATATACTCACAGGTTCATGTAAGGCAGGCCGCAAGGCCTTTGCCCGCGAACACTCTATCGATATCGAGAACGGTCAGATGACCGTCCGAGAGTTTATCAACCTTACCAAGGACTCCTACGGCAGCGACGCTATCCGTCAGCTGGCCGAGGCCTACGGTATAAGTATTAACGATCAAAATAGAAATCATTATGAGAAGTAGGACAGCAGACTGGTTTATCTGTGACATCCGCTATGAGAAGGTGATGGAGGATGGCCTGCAGAAAAAAGTGAAGGAACAGTATGTAGTGGATGCCCTGAGCTTCAGCGAGGCCGAGGAGCGTATCATCGACGAGATGGCCAGCTACATCAGTGGAGAGTATGACGTGGTGGAGATCGACCGCGCTCCGTTCAAGGAGATATTCTTCTCCGACGACGAGATGGCCGACAAGTGGTACAAGGCCAAGCTCCAGTTTATCACCATCGACGAGAAGACCAATAAGGAGAAGAAGACCAAGGTGACGTATCTTGTTCAGGCAGGATCCTTCGAGGGCGCCCGTAAGAACATCGACGAGGTGATGGGTGGCACGATGATCGATTACGTCATCAGCTCCGTCAGCGAGACGAACATCATGGACGTGTTTGAGTATGTTTCATCAAAGAAGGAGGATAAGAAATGACAGGCAAGGAATATTTGAAACTGCAGATCGGGATGTACGTCACAGACCAGACATCCCTGGTGAAGTCCGACTTCTGCATCGTACAGGAGTTTGACCGTATGGGTCGCATGAAGCTCCAGCCGCTCGACGATAACGGTGATCCGACGGGCGAGGCCTACTGGGTCCACCACAAGGACTACGACCTGAAGGATAAGATGCTGAAGTCTCAATTTGTTAAGCATACGGTATGAGCAGTCCGAAGTTCTGTATCACAGCCCGTAACCGTCTGACGGGACAGCGCGAGGTGGTGACGCCTCCGCTCTCCCTCCAGATGGCGAGGGACGTCAAGCTGAAGTACGGCTACCACAATCACAGGAAGAGTGCCTACACCAATCCGAAGATCGAGCTTTACCCCCCCCCACGCAACTTAAGCTTAAATTTTGACGAGCAGCAGGAACAATAAAACAAGAATGAATATGGAATTTATCGTATCACGCAACAGTTTACTGCGGGCATTACAACACGTCCGCTGTGCCATTACCAAGCAGGAGATACAGGTGTTCAAGCACTTTGTGTTCTCCTTCGATGAAGAGAAAGGGCTGATGACAGTCCACGCCTCCAACGGCTATGTATGGATGGAAGAGAAGGTAGCACTCGACGGGCATCCTGTTGAGCCACGGCCTATCGCAATCTACTACTCTGACATTATCAATCCCCTGAAGTCCCTCGACGAACAGCCCCTGCGCTTCGAGGTGCTGGAGTATCAGGTCGTCGTGCATCACTCCATCGGTTCTTTCCGCCTGCCCCTCTACCAGAACGCCTCGGAGTTCTTCGACTTCAAGGCACCGGCTCCCGACGTCAAGGCTGACGACGGCTGGCTGCTGGAGTACGAGGCTCCCTGCCTGAAATCCGTCCTTAGTCGCTGCAGCTTTGCTATGGCACAGGACGAGCTGAGGCCTGTCATGAACGGCGTCTATGTCAACCTTACGGACCAGTTCTCGGACTACGTCTCTTCCGACGGCCACAAGTTGGTGCGTGTGCGCAAGAATCCTGTCAATTATGGAGATCTTTTCGTAGGCACGTCGTTCATTATCCCCTACGCCGTCGTGAAGACGCTCCTGAAGGTGCTGCCATCCACCGGCGATGTCGATGTGGAGTACCAGAAGGAACTGATGAAGGAGTATACCCGTACAAACCTCGACGGCCGTGAGGAGAAGTACCTGTCTACTGTGCGCAAGCCCCAGTGCCGCATCGTCATCGACGATACGCTCACGATCTCCTTCAATCCCATTGAAGGGAAATACCCGACGTACTGGAGTGTCATTCCCGAATCCCATGTATTCAAGATGACTGTTGACCGCAAGGCTCTTATCAAGTCCTGTGGCCGCCTATCCTTCTTCACTAACCGGTCTAACTTAGTGGAGATGAGGATCGACAAGACCACATTGAAACTCAAATCGGAAAATGCCGACTTCGAGGTGGCCGGTGACGAGGCGCTTCCCTGCGAATGCGAACCATTCGACGGTTGTTCCTCCATCAGTCTGCGCATCGGCATGAATGTAGTGGCTGTGTCGCAGACACTAAAGGCCCTCTCAACGGAAAAAGTGTTATTCCTGTATCAGGATCAGTCACGCGCTGTCATCATACAGCCTCAGCCCCAGCCGGACAACGAGGAGATTACAATGCTGCTCATGCCGATGTTTATTAACGACTAAACGCCTATGCCATTCAAGGTAATGTTCCATATCTGGGAGCCTGGGAAGCTGGCCCCGTGTTACTCCACCAGCGACCGCCGGCTGGCCTACATCGAGCTGAATGCCATGCGCGCCAAGCCAGGTATGGCCCTGACAACGCTGAAGGCCGACGTTGAGGCCGTGGAATCGCTGACCAAAGCGCAGCGCTTCGTCTTTCAGATGTGGGAGGTGCGCAAGGCCATGCACAAGTACTACAGCGGTGGGCGCAACCATGACGACCTGGTGGCGTCGTTGGCGCTGGAGAGTGCGCTCGACAAGAAGATCAAGGCCGACCGCGAGTTTATAGACAGTCACCCAGGCCGTCCTGTTAAGGATCCGGCAGCCTACGCCTTCTTCCTGCTCGTTGAGGAGTGGCGCAACACCTGGCATGAACGTAAGAAGTTCAGCCAGCGCAAGGGCTACGACCTTCAGATCTACCGCGAGATGAGCCACAAGCTCCGCGACTACGAGGCGAAGATTGACAGTTACATTAAAGAAGTGATAGGATTATGAAGAAGATTATGTTCAATGACAGGTTCGGCTTAACCCAAGCTGTGTTGGAAGAAAGTAAAACAATGACACGACGCATTGTGACAGAATCCACATTGAGGATGGCACAAATGGAGTCACATATTCATAACAAGGAACTTGTGGAGTGTATCAAGGAGCATACACCTCTATGTTCCTATGATAAAGTGGCCATCGCTCAGTCATACCACGACCTGAACAAGAGAGGATTTCTTGCTCCTGAATGGTTAGAGCATACATGTGAGAGTTCTGCTGGATATGAGAACAAGATGTTTGTCCGTGCCGACCTCATGCCGCACAGAATTATCATCCGCAAGGTTGACGTGCAACGTCTTCAGAGCATCAGCGACGAGGATTGTTTGCGTGAAGGAATTAAAGAATACTACCCATATATAGACAGGAATCCTAATGATAGGGCGAAGTCCTATAGGTTCATCGACAAGAAATCAAAGTACGGCTACTATCAGCTGTCACCAGTGCGTGACTGTTTCGCAGAATTTATCAACCGCGTTAGTGGTAAAGGAACGTGGGAGCGTAATCCGTGGGTTTTCGTTTATGAGTTTGAATTAATAGAATAGTATTATATGATACAAATTCCACCATTCAACCCTGAGGATCCTGAGATCCAGTCGAACGTGGCTTATATCCTGATGACGGCTCCGGTGAAGAACCTGACGGAAGAGGAGGTGAAGACCACGATCAGGCTGCTGCAACTGCAGTACTACCTGAGAGTGCCGAACAGGAACGGATATGTGCGCGACGTCGTGGTGGTCCACCGTAACGATCCCCGTCTGGAACTCTGCGACGACAACGACCGCTTCCTGGCAATGCTCATCGACTGCGACCTGCGCGACGTTCTGCTGGGTACGAAGCGCTGCCGTTCATGCTTCGGCGATACTGTGTACCACTGGCGCCGCATCGCCCGCAAGTGTCCCGTCACCGACACGGCCTCAGCCATCAGCGAGTGTTCGTCAGGCTACTACGGCCGCGGCTGGATCATCGCCCCGCACATCCGCACCCTCCGCAGATGGATCATCAACAACAGTAATAACGAACAAACAAGAAGCATAAAGGTATGACAAAGATCGACATTGAGAAATTCATCGTTTCGATGATACAGCAATTAAAGGATGGTCACCCGTTGAGGGTCAATATTTTGTACGCCCTTCTAAATCAAGGTTTGATCTACACAGGTGACAGCATTGTAAGGGCCGTCAACAAAAAGGAAGGTCCGTCGCTGGAGGAGGCTATTACTAACGAGCCGGTGGTGAAGAGAAAGTCTAATCCGTCAAGTACAATGCCTTTCGAGTGGAGTGAAGAGGATGAAACAATAAGTAATGCTATTATTAAGAAATTAATAGGTTCTGATGCTCTTAGCGTAGATCTACAAAGTGCAATTTGTTGGGTAAGTAATGTAAAAGACAGGGTTCAGCCAAAGCAGGAGTGGAGCAAAGAAGATGAAGCTTTCTATCAAAGGCTTGAACAAATTGTATGCAAGGTTGATATAGAAGCCTTTCAAGGGGATAGAGATTTACATAGTTGGCTCAAACACCTCGTGCCTCAGAATAGGTGGAAGCCGAGTAAAGAACAGATGGAGGCGCTTAAAGATCTTTGTTGTTATAGTAAGAGTACTGGGAAAGGAGCGCTTTTATGTAACCTTTATCATGATTTAATAAAGTTATGAATTAAAGAACTTAATAAGCTTCGGAAATTGGGAGATTTTTCGGCAATAAACAGTATTTATATTAATGAGGAGGAATAGTATGACAACATTTAGACTGGCAGAACTTCCATGGCCGTATTCATTGACGGCATTTGTGTTAAGTATTATTATGATCGTCGTGGTTATATATTACCTGGTTAAAAAGAGATAGTTATGAGTGAGAATCAAATCAAATTGGTTGGCCCTGAGATTAAAGGTCGGGCCAACGAGACAGTAAGGCTTGTGGCTGAGTTCGACCACAAGTGCTATGCCTGTGTGCATGAGAGAAGAGAAAAGAGTGGTTATAATCGTATCTGCGACCAGCAGACTGAGAGACTTGTCTTTGATGCAATGGTGCATGAGGACACCACGGACTTTGTGATTTCCATCAGGGATAACGAAAAGCCACATCTTAACTTTGACGGCAATGTCGGTCAGATCTGGTGTCCTGTAACCATCGTTGATGAAGATCCTCAACCAGAGCCGGAACCAACAGTAAAGGATTTGGGGGCATACAAGTACAAGTTCTGCTCGATGGGCGACATCCACATGTGCAAGCAAACCCCGTCAGACCCAAGTGGTGATTGGGGCGACGAGGCAGATTTTAAGGCTGCAATGGACATCTGCGCTGCCGACAAGGAAATTAAGTTCGTTGCGTCCTACGGCGACGTGGCCGAATCACAGACCAACGAGGCGGACAAGCACCCTGAATGTGTATGCGATGCCGACTATAAGGAGTTTACGGAAATGTACGACGTTGAATATTGGCAGAAGTGCGGATTGCGGTTCTTCTCCTGTCTCGGCAACCATGACTATTACGGCATCTTCGAGAGTCGTAATGGTGACGTAATCACTGGCGGAAAGAACTCCGAATGTATAGTTGGCTACAACGCAAGCGTCCAACAGAGATTAACCCTGTGGCCTACAGGTCAGCAGATCAACGCCATTCCTGCCAACGGTAGATGCCGATTCACCTTTGAACTTGAAAGCGGAAAGGACAAGGCCGAAGGACAGTCGGATATGCGCTTCTTCTCATATTGCGACTATGTGGATCTCTACGCCAGGAAAGGCGGTTACACAGGCAAGTCGATATGGGATAGCAATAAGAACGGCATCAGTGACGAGGCTATCCGTTGCGCCAAGCAGTATGTCAACAGCAACTGGAATACCGTAAAGGATAAGCTTGTGATGTGGGACAGCGGTAGTGGTCACGGACGTAACGGCTATAGCAAGCTGAACTACTGGCTGAAGAAAGACGACGACATCTACATCTTCTTGTCCATTGACTACGGCGACGATAATTGGGGCGTAACCAACACATGGCACGACAGGGTTATTCACGCCCGACACATCATCGACATCAACGCCGACGATCCGTATATCAAGCGCATGGTGGAGTTCGTCAAGGACACGGGTTATTCAAAGGCTGATGAGCCGTACAACTATCAGTATTATTCACCGAATACCTTAATTTGGTTGAAGGAAATCTTGGAGAACAATACGGGCTGCAAGATTCAGATTAACATGCACCACTGCTTGCCGCACAGAACAGGAAACGACGAGCCGTTGGATGACAACCTCCCAAAGAATGGCGGATGGTCTTATGCAGTAATCAGTCCTGATGGAGATAAGGACACAAACGAGGGCGGTAAGTACAACAAGGGTTCTAACACGCTTACCGGTATCGAATTTTGGTTCTTGAACAAGTTGTTCAGCATGTATAGTAACGTAATTGTCTATACAGGCCACCTCCATAAGACAGGCGAAAACAAATACCATGTGGATAACAAGGATTACCCCGTTGTTATGCCGTCAACGGGAAGCCCGTATGTCTATACTAAGGACAGCATGACGCCCAAGGCCGGAGAAGGTGCCTGGATTGTTTCTCTGCCGTCGTTGTCGAAGCCGAAGCTTATCAGCAAAGGAAATAGTTACAGGCTCTACAAGGATGCCGAAATGAGTATCGTGGAGGTGTACGAAAAGGGTGTGGTCATCAAGTGCTATAAGATCGTCAAGGACAGCAAGAATGTCTATGACCCAAGCAAACCGTTGTTTGAGAAGGTTATACTCTTGAAGAAATAAGATGAGCAAGGTGTATGTGAACTGGTACGGACGCACAGTTGAGGGCGAGGTGGTGGACGGAAGCGGATTTGCGGGCATGACTCCCGTCCGTATTCCGCTAGACGGCCACCATCCCGTAGCCCTCTTCATGCCGCAGCATGTGTTCGCCTCAGCGGATGAAGTTAAGGGAAATTCCCCGATAATTTCCCCAAATTCCCCAAAAGTTGAGGCAGAACCGCGTGAGATTTCCCGAATCGAGCCAAAAGTTTCCCCGAAAGACTGTCTGGCTCCTGAGGAATATGCGGCCCAGGTATATGTGTCTACTCTTGTGCAGCAGTTCAAGGAATCCCACTGGGATGAGGCGCACAATCATCTGCAGACGGAATACCTTGAAGAGCTTTACCAATTATGGCGAAGGGCACATGATCGCAGACAGCCTAACGCTGAGGCTCCAGTCACATGTCAATCACATACGACAAATACCGTGTTAGCGGAACCTGTCCCACAAAATAGGACACCCTCACTCACAAAGCTATCACATAAGAAAGCAAACGTAAAGACAATAGAATTATCATTATTTGATTAGTTATGAAATTAATAGATGCTGATTTACTAAAAGAAGAATTGGGAAACGAATTAATTAAGATTGCCGAGGAACGCAAGAACAATGGAACTGGTACCCAGTCAATCTTTATCGCACTCCATGATATATACATGAGGCTTGTGTGCAAAATTACCTCTTTATCTGAATATATTCCAAGTGATAATTTCAGTGAGGAACTAATAAAACTATGGAATGAATATTCCTATTTTAATTACGATCGACTTCTGCCAGTTGCGACACTGACGAATGAAGAGTTTAAGGAAGTTGCCATCCATTTTGCCAACTGGCAGAAGGAGAAGACGATTAACAGTACATGTGAATATCTTCAACAGCATCGGGAAGAAGTGAAAACTGAAGATAACGGCATTGCAGGATGGATAGATAATGAGTTTATTGACAATTTTCGAAAAGCAATGGAGTTATCATGACACAGCAGGAGCAGCGCGCGATATGGAGGGAGCAGTATAGGAAGTACCATCCCATTAAGCCGGCACGGACATTCTTCAGCGATAAGATGGGCCGCGTTGTGACGCACGACCACCACGCCACAAGGATCTTCTGGAACAAAGATATGTTGGACTTTCTTAAGGCTAACTTTGATACGATGCTCAACGACGAGCTGGCAGGCTGCCTCGGTGTGTCGCCTCGCACGATGATCCGCAAAGCCAGAGAACTCGGACTGCAGAAGGATGAGGAATGGCTAAAGGGAGTGTGGGAGGAACGACGGCTGATGGCGCATGTGGCGTCGAAGCGCAAAGGATATCCTGGCACCTTCCAAAAAGGTCAGCACGCCAGCCCCGAGACAGAGTTTAAACCAAAGAATAAAACGATATGAAGAAACAGAGAGTCTACATCAGTGGCCCAATCAGTGGCCATGATTTAAAAGAAACCGCAGAAAAGTTTGAAAAGATAGAGGAATTCCTAAAAGTATGCAACTTTGAAGTGTTTAATCCAATGAAGAACGGTCTGCCTGCTGAGGCTACCACTCACCAGCACATGCACAGGGATCTGGCAGAGCTTACAAACGAGGATCATCCCTATGATATTATCTTTATGATGAGCGGATGGCTTCATTCCAAGGGGTGTAAGGTTGAGTTTGATGCTGCAACAGCCATCGGAATGTCTGTCATGTTTAATGAAACAGGATTGAAAAAGTTCAAGTTCGAGTAATATAGCCTTCAAGGCAGAGTTATTAACCCTTTAAACTATTAAACAATGAGCAAGAAAACATTCGCATTGATCTCCGGTATCGTCGGAGCGCTACAGACTGTAGGCGTGGCAGTGGTCACCTACACCTCGCCTGAGTACGCCACGGCCATCAACTCGGCCATCGTCATCGTTGGTGCTGCCATCATCGAGGCGTGCAACCTCTTCGTGAAGCCTGAGTAACAGTCAGCACGGGAGAAAAGAAGATCCCCGCTTTCCATCTCGGAGGGCGGGGATCGGATTGCTAACTAATTTATAAACCAAATACCTATTAACCATAACAAAACAAATTATAACATTATGAATATAAGGTAGCCTGCAACCGCCGTAGCAGAGTCGATTCCTGTAAAGAATGTTTAATTAAAATTTAGGAAAATGGAACTGCCTCACGGCAGGAGCTTCTTCAAGCGAAGAACAAGGAACGCTATTACGCTTAACAGGATCCCTATGATGATACCTTTTACATGCTGAGTAAACGATTTCCACGGCTGTTTCTTCTCGATGGTGGTCTCTTTGGTCTTCTCCTTCAGGAGCGAGTCGAGCTTGCTGATCTGAGTGTTCTGTACGGATAGGGTAGAGTCGAGCTTTTCCAGACGGTGGATCATGCCGACAATCTCCTGACGGTCGCTCTCGCTGGTCACCTCCCTGGTATTGTTGATGACGATCGTCTCCTTGATGACCTTGCCGGCTGTGTCGACGACGATGGTGTGGCTGGTGTCGCTCTTCTCGCGGATGCTCTGCAGCTCCTTGATGATGGTCTCGCGCCAGACGGAATCCTGCTTCACGGTGGCAGTCTTGCTGATGAGGCTGTCCACTTTATCCACCAGGCTTTCTATGCGGTGACTCTCCGTATTGGTCTCCTCGTTGGTAATCGTCCTGCATCCCACAAGAAAGAATGCAATCAACAGACACATGAAGATCACAGGACCGCCGCATCCGCTTCGGTCGGTGACCTGCCTCTGGTAATATCCAAACAGCTGTTGTGGTGACATAAGCTATCCTATTTTGTTGATGTCCATATATTCCACCATCGCGTCGAAGCAGGGACACTGCTTGATACGCTCCCATGGATCCACGATGCCATTATGGTTCAGGTCGGGCGAGATATCGCGGTGTCCGAGGATGATGGCGTTGCGATATTTCAGCTTCAGCTTGGTCAGCAGGTCGAAGAGCGCCTGCTTCTGCTGAGGCTTGCGATTGTCGCACGGGAGGATCTTGCCGCCAGCTTTTATCAGTCCGCCGATCCATGCGACGTGGATGCTGTTCTGATTGTAGTTCTTCACACCGTTGGCCACCCTGTTCTCGGCCAGCATCTCGATGATGTTACCGTCGGGTTTCACTACATAATGGTAGCCAGGATTGCGCCAGCCGTTCTTCCTGAACTCTGCCCGCAGGCTTTCCTCGGTGGTCGTCTCCTGCCACGAAGCCGTGCAATGTACGAAGATCCTGTCAATACGCCTCATATCAGTTATCGTCCTTGTCGAGAATGGTATTGTGCGAACTGGCGCCTGCAAGATCTTCCTGACGTTTCTTGATGAACGGGAACTTCTCGATGAACTTCACCGACAACATGTAATAGCAGAGGTCGAAGAGCTTGTACCAGGTTGAGTTTTGCGGTACGATCTGGCACAGGTTCCGGAAGATGTTTGTGCCGAACACATAGACGGCCAGATAGCATAGGATCTTAACGACGGTGATGGCCTGCTGGTGTTCCCCCATAAAGTGGCCGATGATGAATACTGCACAGGCCGTTACGAAGAAAATAGCGCAGTAAACAAAAAACATGAGGGCCTTCTTTGTCTTCCATCCCTCCTTGTTGACTCTCGCCGCCACGATGCCGAAGATGAAGTTGAGCGAAAACAGCAGCACCATGGCGTACATGAAATTCTGTATGGGTGCCAGCATTGTCAGGATAGCACCGATAACGGTCACGACGACAGTTCTTAACTCTTCCATTGATATACTTTATTATATTTTTGGCAAAGTTACGAGGAATAAGCTTTGTGTCTTTCATATAATTTTGCTACGGGAGCGCACACAGGGCGTTTGGCGGTATATTATGTTATATTAACACTTTTGTTTCGGATAAATGGCTACCTTTGCAGCCGATATTTTGAACGTACATCTAATTTTCGAAATGAATGAATGAAGTTTGTGTTTTGCCGTGAGGCATGCAGCGCAAGTTAAGTAGTTACGGGCAGAGTCGGTTGGCTCTGCTTTTTTAGTGCGCTACAAATGCGCTACAAATCGTTATTTTCTGGAGTAAAGAAATTCGCAGAACCCTTTGTTTATCGGAGTTCTGCGAATTTACTGGGAGGTGCCTGGCGCACCTCTTATTTTTATTTACATTAATCTGATTATAAAGGCGAAATATTATTGTAAGTTATTGATATTCAACAAGATGCTTATTTGTAAAGGAAATCCGAAAAATTAAATGAAGTTAAATGCGCTACAAATAATGCGCTACAAATGCGCTACAAAATTAAAAAATTTGTATCTTTGCACCCAGTAACACATTATTCATTCATATATGACACAGATCTTCGCAAGGGGGAGCAAGGATGATGGGACCGTCAACTTGTATGCCCGACTATATAAAAGGCCGAAACTCAATAAGACAGTCGCGCTCGGTGCGACACTCAATGCAGCGGACTGGGACTTCATCGATAACGTACTTAAGAAAGCCGAGCAGGCCCTGAAAGGTGGCAGCGCCATCGTACTCAGGGATTCGCTGGCAAACAAGCTTTGGACGGTTAAAGTCTCGCTTGACACCATGATCACTGCCGGCATCACGGATATGCAGGTGGTAAAGAAGACCATCGACGAGATACTCCGTGAGGATATATTAAAAGAGGTGGAGCGTCAGCAGGAAGAAATCATCGTGAGGGCTGAGGAAGAGAAGCGCGTAAAGCTGATGGACTGGATCAGAACGTATATCGACGAGTGCGAGAGTGGGGAGCGGCTGAAGCAGAAGAGTACCCGCACCATCACACCTGGCACCATCAAGACCTATAAAGGTACGCTGGCACAGCTGGAGGCCTACCAGAAGAAACGCCACAAGATCGTTGACTTCGACGATATCACAATGGACTTCTACGACGACTGGAGACGGTTCTTCTTGGAGAAGAAGAATAAGAAAGGCGAGAAGCAGCCCTATTCGCCCAACACCATCGGCAAGCATGTGAAGAACTTGAAGATCTTTCTCTATGCCGCCAAGGACATGAAGCTGACGACGCGCGACGACTTCGAGAGCGCCCGCTTCTCAGCAGACTCTCAGGAGGTGGAGAATGTCTATCTGACCGAGGATAGGCTGCAGGAGATGTACCAGACGGACTTTGAGGACGAGAAAACCATCAAGCGCCTGATGAAGCTGGCACCCAGCGACGAGGAACGCGCAGCGATGAAGGATCAGCTGACACGGCGCACACCCCAGCTGCTGAACGAGGCGAAGGATATCTTCACCGTCGGCTGCCTGACAGGCCAGCGCGTATCGGACTACAAACGCATCAACGAGGATATGATCCGTACCCTCTCCGACGGCAACGAATACATTTACCTCCAGCAGGCCAAGACGCAGAAGTGGATATACATACCGCTTGACATCCGCGTGAGGGCGATACTCCAGAAATACGGTGGCAAGCTGCCGAAGATCTACGACCAGGACCTGAACGAGCGTATCAAGGTGATAGGCCGTCTGCTGGGCTGGCGTGAGAACGCTGGCATCAAGGAGTTGCACGGTACGATGGAGGTGCCAACGAAGAAAAGCTTCTATGAGTGTATCAAGACGCACACAGCCCGACGGACGTTCGCCACCAATGCCTATAAGAATAAGGTGTCGCTATCATCGATCATGGTCATCACTGGCCACAGCTCGGAGAAGATGCTCCGCAAATACCTGAAGCTCGACAATGAGGAGCGTGCGATCATGGCAGCAGCGGAGTTCGCAAAGGCAAAAGAAGTAAAATTAAGGGTGGCAGAATAGGCGATTTTTGCTTATTTCGACGAAAATGATAAAATAAGCAGGTTTGAATCTGCTTATTTGAACAAAAGAGAAGGAGGCTCGTCATCACGACGGGCCTCCTTTCTTTGGATAATTAAAGTCTATGTCAAACTAGAAAACATTGTTGCTGCAAAGATAATACTTTTAACTGACCGATTAACACTTTCTCAATAAAAAATCCCGCTTTACGGCGCGTATCTAAATTATATGAAAGACACAAGCCTATTTCTGCGTAACTTTGAGGCCGAATATTCAATATTGCGCAATTATGAAATGGAACATTCTTAGTCAGCCGTTGGGTAGCACATGCCCAGGCTCAGCACCAAAGAAAGAAATTGCCTTCTCTGCCATTGCAGCCCTTGTGTCGGCAGCCATCGCTGCAGGATCCACGGCATACGGAGGGATCAAGTCAGCCCAGGCCAACAGGGAGGCACAGGAAAGGCTTGCCAGGGAAAAGGCCGAGACCGAGGCAGAGCGTCTTCGCAAGAAACATGAGTCGTGGACCGATACGGCCAGCGGCATGAACACTATCCGCATGCTGAAGGACATGGCCAACGAGGAATACCGACGCAACAGGGGCGCCGCAGTCGTGGGAGGAGCCACCGACGCAGCCGTGGCAGCAAGCAAGGATCTGCAGAACCAGAAGCAGGCCGATGTGATCGCTCAGGCCTCAGCAGCCCACGATGACAAGAAAGATCAGGTCGACGCAAGCTACCGCCAGCAGCTTTCAAACATCAACCAGCAGCTTATTGCCACCGATCAGGCCAAGAAGCAGGCCGTAGCCCAGGCCGCCAGCGGAGTGAGCAACGCTCTGATGCAAGGCGCCATCTCCAGCTTCGCAGGCAGCAAGTTTGGCCAGCAGTTGATGGGCGCAGGCAGTCCCGCCGGAGGAGGTGTCGCCACGACGGGTGGCAGCACACCGGCACAGCTACAGCAGATGGGAAGCAACTATAAGGTGTTGAATCCCTATATCTATCAGGCATTGTACGGACAAGGAACGCTTTAACGGTACGACTATGGGAACATTCTTAAACTATTACAATAAGCAGCTCGAGCCAGTTGAGGCAGTCCCACAGGATCAGCAACAGCAGGCCTATCCCGTCGTCGACTCAGCCAACGCCATTGGATCGCTGGCAGAACTTCTCGGCCCCACACCCGCAGAGCGCGAGGCTCAGGAGCGTAGGATGCTGCAGAATAGGGCTAAGATGCAGGCTTGGACGGGACTCTTCGACGGCCTCCGTCAGCTTGGCAACCTCTACTATGCCACCAAGGGCGCAGCGCCCCAGACGTTCAACAACCCCTATCAGCTGGTGGATCAGGAATACCAGCAGCAGCGCAACCTCTATAACGACCTGGCCAACTACCGCCGACAGTACAACACATCGCTCTATAGCCTGCAGAAGCAGTTGAGAGACGACGCCCGACGCGATAAGCTTACCGACGCCCAGGTCAATTATTACGGCACCCGTGACGAGATGGCACGTCAGAAAGCCGAGAACGACAAACTGAGGGCCGAGAACGACAGGCTGAAAGCTGAGGCAGCCGTCAGAACATCAGACGCCCGTACAAATTACATCGAATCAAAGAAGACTACCGAGGAAGCTTTGCGCCCTGTCAAACAGTCAGCCCTCGATGCACAGGCTAAGAAAAACCTTCAGCAGGGGAAGGCCGCAGTTATACGGGCTAACAAGACCGGAGGAGGCAGCGGTAATAAGAAGGACAACAAGAATAACAAGAAAACAATCCCCGGTTACCAGACAGGCAAAAGGGGTAATCTATATTAAACAAGATGGAAAACGGCAAGATATACGGAAGTGAGAATCGTCGTAAGATGTACGACAATCTTACTGATGACGGCTTTGACCTTGGTTCTTTTGATGATTTTAACCGGAACATGGACAATAAGGATGTCCGCCGTTCCATATACGAAGCCGCAAAAGGTGCAGGTTGGAACGTGCCTGAGTACGGTCAGTTTGACCGCGATATGACAGTTAGGCGGATAAAGATAGGCGGTGAGATGCAGGAAGTGGATCACGCCACCTATGACGACTTCCTCAAACGTCATCCTAGCGGATCCAATGTCAAGCCTAAAAAACAGCAGCCGCAGAGCCAGCCGAAGCCCCAGCAGGCTCCGGCAGCTGCATATCAGGCTCCAGCCGTTGAGGCTCCTGAGGATAAGGCCGCTGGTACTCCCTGGGGAACCGCAGGCAGTGGCACAGGCCAGAGCCGTGAATATAAACCGTTTGCTCCTGGTCAGGTGCGTACCACCGATCAGCCTGATGGTATCGGCTATAATGCTTCCTTCCGTCAGGATCTGTCCGTCGCCCAGCATGCAGAGATCGAGCGGATGAATGACTATACCGTCCGGCAGCTCCAGAATATGCAGCGCGAGGAAGAGCGCCGCAGTCAGCCGCTCGTAGATACCGGCAGCCCTGAGGCTAACCAGCATGTGGTCAGAACCCAGGGCCAGTGGGAGGATGAGGTGCAGCAGGGTGTCAACCGTATTACCAGCTCCGTTGTCGCTCCAGCCGTAGACAAGGCCATTGCCGAGTTTGACAAGAAAGCCAGCGAGGTCTTCAACGAGGGCCGCGAAAATACCAGTGCCGTAAGATCTATTGGACAGGCCGGAGGCTTTGGCATCCTTGGTAATGTCCGCGAGGCCAACGAGGCTAAAGATCCTGAGAAGATCCTCAACTATCTCCAGCAGCAGATGGAAGGTCTGTATAAGGACAGTGCCTTTGCCGAGGAGGTAGGTAAGGAGGCTGATAAGATGGGTATCGACCGTACCGAATACATCGAGAACATCATCAAGCCCAAGATCCAGCAGGACCTTGCCACCAGGCTTACCGATACGTTGGTGAAGCGCGAACTTCCCAAATCGTCCGTAGAGTATATCATGAACGGACTGGGTAACAGCATCATCGGTATGCTCTATAACACCATCACCGAGTCTAAGGGCCAGCGTCAGATCAAGAACCAGGCTGAGGCCATGACCGAGGAAGGTCTCAACCCCAACTATAACCCAGGCACAGGAGCGAAGCTTACCCAGATGGGTGTGTCCTTTGCTGCCGATGCTCCCTTCTTCGGCCTGTATGGCAAGGTGTCAGGACAGGTGGCTAAGAAGGTGGCCGAGCGCCAGATCCAGAATCTCATGGGAAAGGGCCTCAGTGAGACTGCTGCCCGTAGTATCGTAGGTGCAGCCCTCGAGAACAGTGTAGGCGCGAGGATGAAGAACTACCTGATGCAGCATGTTATCAGCAGCTCCCTCACCATGGGAGGCTATAACGCCACGTCAGAGGCAGCCCGTCAGATGCGCGACAGCGAGTTTGACCCCATGCGACTGGCTGGATCCACCGCCGAGGGTCTGGCCACCGGTGCAGCCTTCGGTGTTACGGGTGCCATGTCCCAGGCTCTCTCCCAGCCGTTGACCGGTATCTCCCGTGTAGGTGCCAAGGCAGCCGGTTTCGCTGCTGAGGCCGAGACGATGTATGCCACCGAGGAACTGGCCAAGATGGTACAGGGCGAGGAAGGCTTCACCAATCCCTTCGAGGGATCCCTGGAGGCCATGGAGAAGCTGGGAGTGATGAAGGCCTCTGGTGGTCATCTGCTGACCAAGACCCTCGAGACAGGTGCCGATATCTATAAGAACGGTGTGCGTAAAGCCGTCGGTAAGGCCATGTCAGCCAAACCTTCTGGCATGAAGTTCACCAAGGAAGAGGAGGCTTATGTGCGCGACACAGCCGAAGGTCGTAGCCTGCTGGAGACTCTTAGCAGCATGCACCCTGATGCAGCTATCAGCGAGGTGAACGGTAAGAAAAAGCTTACTCCCGAGGGTGAGCAGATGCGCCGTCAGCTGGCCGACAACTATAACGCTTTCATGAGCAATCCCGAGATCCCAGCCGTCGTGAAGCAGAAGGTGGCAGGAGTCCTGGGAGGTGTCTACCGTGCCGGACTCGAGACAGGTGCCGATATCGTACATAATGCCGATGGCAGTGTGATTGTGAAGACCCGCGACAAGGACGGTAACTGTGTGCGCGACCTGAAGTTTGATACCTTCAGCGATGCCGAGCAGTGGCGCGAGGAGTGTCAGAGCGAGTTCAGCCTCAATGATGCCGTCAACATGTGGAACGCCACCAGCAAGGAGCAGCACAAAGCTATTGTCCTCGAGATCGCCGAGACCAACGGCATATCCCCCTTGGATGCCGCAGATATGGTGCAGAAGGCCCTTAACCCCAATGACACCAGCCTCGATCCCGACCAGTTTAATAATGTATATGGTGTAATCTCCCGCAATGCCTTCCCTGAGGATGAGTATAATCCCAGACGCAGGTTTGAGGAAGGAAAGAAGATCACTCCCGAGGAGCGCCACTTCGCCCTTGTAGATGCTCAGGTAGCAGAAGAGGCCCTTGCACAGTACGGCCAGGAGTTTGCCGAAGAGGTGATGGCTGCTGCCGACTATCCTGACGAGAAGATGGCAGAGCTGGCCATGCGCCGCGACGTGGACGGACCGATGCTGGAGGCAGCCAAGGAGTACTTCAATGCCGCAGCCCGTATGCAGGGTATGATGGATCAGGCCATCAAGACCGTCGATGAGCAGGTGGATGCCGCCAATGCCGAGATCCGCAGAAACACCCATCCTGACAGTGGTATGCTGATCACAGGCAATTCGAGGGGTAGGGATGTGTATGTCAGCGCAGGCCACTTCCAGATCACTCCCGAGGGCAAGCTGGTATCTACCGACGGCAGCGGGGCCGTGATCGTCCGCGATGCCAATACCGGTGAGATCGACGTTGTCAATCCCAATGATGTAGTGGTGACCGGTGTGACTGATCCTCGCAGACTGATCGAGGCCAACGACAGTATGGACGGACTCCGTGGACAGCTGATGAAGGTTGCCGACGACTCCATCGAGCTGGCACCAGGCACGCCTGAGGTTCCACAGGAGGTCGGAGAGACATTCGTCGGGGCAGACGGCAAGACCTACATGGTAAGCACCATATCCGACGAGAACGGAAACATGACGTGGGCAAAGACGGAAGTGGTTCCTGACGAAAACGGCAATGCTGCGGAAATCCTGGGAGAGCCGCAGCCATTTGACATCGACGAGTACCGCAAGGCGAAAAGCAACGAGATCGATGCTGCCAACCGTCCGGAGGAGATTACACCCGAAGGATCAATGGAAACGCCCGAGGTTCCTTTGGAGGCAGCCCAAGAGCCTGAGGGCCAGCAGGAAGGAAAGGGTAAAGAAATACAGAGCGGAAATGCCGCCGGTGAAGTAAGCGCATCAGCCGAAGATGATGGGCGGCTGGAATCCGGAAGCGCCGCTCCTTCCCGTATTCCCGTTGACGAGAAGGGTAAGAAGGTGTACGAGAAGGCTACGCCCGAGGACACCCTGGCCGAGCTGACAGAGAAATACGGCGAGGAGAAGGCCGGTAAGATGATCGCCCAGATAGCCGAGAGTGCTGCAAGGGAGTATGATAAGCTTCAGAAGACAGACACCTCATCCATTACGGACATGGCCGACCTCGAAGCCCATGAGGATAAGCTGGCCGAGGCCCGTCAGAAGGCTGAGTACTGGCAGGATCTTGCCAGACGTGGCCAGGAGGCTGAGGCAAAGCTGGCTGAGGCCTTCACTACACATACCGCCAACATCATCAGAGCCAAGGATCTTGACCAGTTAGAGGTCGCTTATCAGGAAGCAAAAGCCGCCGGAGTACCCGAAAATGCACTTTCTGAGGTATATAATGCAAAAAAGTCGTGGATAAATTTGGTAAATCCAAAAGAAATTCGTAACTTTGCAACAGATCCAGAGAGTCAGGCCAAGTGGGTAGACGAACACATGGACGAGATCGTTGATACTTACATCAAGTTGCATGGTAATCTTCTGGATCCCGATAAACTCAGAGACGCTCTTACTCCGATAGGTTATAACGGGAAGAACGTACCGGATTTCAAAGCACAGGGAAAGCGGCTGACGGCCGTTATTTACGATAAGATGCTCAAAGACGCCGTCGCAAGCGGAAAGACGAGCATCACGCTGCTGACGGGAGCAGGAGGCGCAGGCAAGAGTACCGCCACCAGGAACATGGACTTTAGCGGACGCGGAATGGTCTACGACTCTGCCTTTAATAATGTCAAGAGCCTTGACGCAGCCATAAAGCAGGCGAAGAAGGCCGGAATGACAGACATTCAGGTGGTAGCCGTCTACAATGATGCCTACACCTCGTTCAACAATACCGTTGAAAGAGGACTCAGGACAGGACGGTTCCTCGCTCTGGAGTATTTCGTGAACGAGGCCTTCCTGGAGAATCAGGGAAAGATCGCCGACCTGCGGAAGCTCCATCCTGACGTGGAGATCATCGGCTTCGACAACAGCGGCAACAAGGCCGCAGAACGTCCTGAAGGAGGCCGCGTCTCTGCTGATGAGGCTGAGAAGTGGGATTACTCCCTTGATGATGCAAAGTTAAACGAACTATTAGATATTTTTGAGTATGGAATTAACGAAGGAAGATTTACAGCAGATCAAGCTGCCTCTCTCGGACGAGGACTACGTGATGTTGCACGACAAATACCAGACGTTACCCCCGCTACTGAACGAAGGGTGGACGAGTTGGGACGACGCATACTTCAGCAAGATGTGCGACATCTTCGACCAGGTGTATCCGGGGAACCAGTGCACGGAGGAGGAAGTGGTATGGTACCCCCCGCAGACGGAGAAGTACAAGGATCATCCGAAGAACGTCCAGCTGAGGGAGTCGCGGGAGCGTCTAGGCAGACTCCTGCAGCAGAGACCGGAGCTGATGGAGAAGTTGGAGCAGCTGGAGGACAGCCAGCAGCCGGAAGAGCCGGATCCGGACAAACTCTCGAGACGGGAGAGGGTGGCACTGGGTCTGCTGACGGACTACCAGCCGTAGACCAGAAGACCGCGAAGAAATACCAGAAGGCCGTCCAGGACAACGTCGGGCGCACCTTCAGCTTCACCGACAGCCGCGGCATACGGTCTGATATGACCATTGAGCATATCAGCCATGACGGGCAGGCAGTTGTCACCCGCCGCGACTACGACGCCGACGGCAATCCCATCGGAGAGGCCAGACGGGAGTCGTATAACGTCATCAAGACCGGTGAGGCCATCGAAAACAACGTCTGGCAGAAGAATCTCACGACTGAAGAGAAGCTTCTGGGAGTCTTCAGGAACAAGAAGAGCGCCGACAAGGTCGTCAGCGTGTTGACTGACGAGGAAAGGGAAAAGCTGTGGAATCTCTACGAGTCCGGCGACAGAAAGGCATTCAATGAACTTTACGACGAATACAGGAAAGATCATTTCGAGGATCTGATCAGCCTGGAACAGCGCGACAGGGCGTCCGCTGCCGAGCGTACCATCGGCTATGGCACGCGGAAGGAGAAGGTCGAGCGGCTCCGTAAGCTGTACAAAGGCAATGAGGAGGCTGCCATAGCCCTTGATGATGAGTCTATGCAGCCGCGTACTGTAGAGGAATACATAGCCGATGCACTTGGCGACGTGCCAAAGCCAGGAGAGGGATTCCTGGCATACACAAGCTATGACCAGGGAGGCAACACGATCGTAGGCCTGAAGGATGAGACAGGCTTCGGCAGCCGGGGCTTCGGTGGCGACACCAAGGGCTTCAACCCGTGGCTGGCTCCCAATGGAAAGGGAAAGAGCCTGAAGCAGTTTGCCGAGTCCGTCCATGAGTCCCTGCCGGAAGGAATGAAGGAACAGTATTCGGATCAGGATCTCCGCAACATCATTTACAACGTCCTTACTGGTGCCGAGAAGCCGACAGACATTTCCAACATGATCATCCGCGACCGTATGAAGACCGCCGAGGAGGCCATGCGCCGCGAGGAACAGGACTGGATCGACAGCGGTATCCGCTACCAGAAGATGGATGAGGCCGTCAGGAAGTATGACGAGCGCCTTGCAAAGATGGATGAGCATAGGGTGGAGCAAGGCAATCCTGCCTTCGACTCAGCCCTGCAGAAGCTTGACGAGCGGGATATCTCCATCGATGATCCCGACCTCCTGAAGGAGTACGGCCTTAAGAACGTCACCCTGTCGCGTCTGGGCGACCACCTCACGCTGACACATTTCATTGTTGACAGTCAGGGACAGGGCAACGGCACCCGCTTCATGGAAGACCTTGCAAGGCTTGCCGACGAGAAAGGCTGGACGCTGGATCTGACACCTGACACCAGCTTCGGCGCCACCTCCATCAAGCGCCTGATGGACTTTTACAAGCGTTTCGGATTCAAGGACAACAAGGGCCGAAATACCGACTTCTTTACCCGTGAGAGCATGGTTCGACGTCCCAAGGACTGGCAGCCTGTTACTCCCGAGCAGCAGGAAAAGGCCCTGCGTGACGCCGTGGTGGATCACCTCCGTCAGGCTGGCATCGAGGTAAGCACCGACTGGAAGGAAGGTCAGAGGATCCTTGATGACTATAACAGCCGTATGGCGGTTGAAGATCCCGAAGCGGAGATCAAGCCGCAGAAGGTTACAGATGAGGCCGAGCTTGAAGAGCTGAACAACGGTAAGACCGTGAAGCGCTACCGGGCTATGCAGCTGATCGACGGTAAGCTCTATCCTCCGATGTCCGCGAAGGTGGACGGTGAGATGCGCGAGCCTACTGAGATCGGTGTATGGGAGAAGGCCGAGGAGCGTCCAGATCTTATCAAGAACGGAAAGTTCGTGCTTAACAAGGGACAGAAGGGCCAGGGCAATGTGCCTGCTGCCTACAATCCCTATTTCCATACCTCTACATCCGGGCTTAACGATCAGTTCACCAGCGCCTATAAGCGTCCCGAGCTGGTTGTTGTAGAGGTGGAGATCCCTGAGAGTGAACTGACCAGCGGCTATAAGGCCGAAGGAGCCAAGGACGCCGTAGGTAATGTGGACTGGCACAGTGGAGTCGTGAACGGGCAGCTGCCTGCCGACCGACAGCGCCAGGTGACACTTTCGCGCTATAGCAAGGTGAACCGCATCGTGCCTGACAGCGAGGTGGCCGACATGATCGCCAAACAGCTGGAGGGGACCGATATCGAGGTGCCTTACAACGTCGTTACGCCTGCCCAGCGTGCAGAGCTGGAGAAACGGGGTGTGAAGATCGGCGCAAAGCCTGCCGGATCCGTCACCGAGGACATCAACGGCAATCCGATCCGCCAGCAGAAGGTGGATGAAGGCAGCGTCGCACAGACCGTTGATATGAGGCCGATCGAGGAAAGGATTGTCAAGAATCCCAATATCCGGGAGTCTCTGGATATTCAGGATAAAGTGGCAAAGCTGACTCCTGAAGAGGTCGTAGCGGCCTATAAGCGTATCAACGAGCAGATGCTTGATGAAGAAGGCCTGAACGTGGATGAGTTAGAAGAGAAGATCAGGCAGGAATATATTGCCAAACACGGTGTCAAAGGTCTTGGCCAGGTAATGGCCGACAACTTGAACGCAATGTCTGAGAAGTACGGCTACGGCATGCTGTCATTACGCTGGGATCTTCTTGACCGCATCGAGAATGAAGGCCTGCAGGACATGCTGGATCAGAAAGAAGCCGCCTCCATGCAGGCGAGGGTGTTTGATATGCATGGACGCCCGATGTTGTTCAAGACGAAGGACGGCCATGCCTACGGATATACCTATAAGGGAAAGATCTACCTGGATCCGCGTATTGCCATGAGCGAGACGCCGGTGCATGAGTACGGCCACCTGTGGGCAGAGATGAAGCGTCAGACGAGTCCCGAGGAGTGGGACGATATCAAGCGTGTGATGCTCACCGACAAGCTAGTGCAGCCGATCATTGACCGCGTGAAGCGTGACTATCCTGAACTCTCTAAAGAGGGCAGGGAGGATGACTTCATCGAGGAGATCATCACCCAGTTCTCCGGTAAGCGAGGTGCCGAGCGCCTGCGTGAGATCGCCAACGAAGTGGCAGCCGAGAACGGTGGTGTCTTTGGCAAGGCTGAGGCTGTAACCGCCATGCAGCGCCTGAAGAATATCCTCAACCGCTTCTGGGAGGGTGTGGCTAAGATGATGGGCTGGAAGTACCGCAATGCCAACCAGATTGCAGACCGCATCCTGGCCGATATGCTCAATGGTGTGGATCCTCGTGAGCGTATGCGCCAGGCTGCCAGCGGTAAGCTTCGCTCTCAGGCAGAGATCGAGCGTACCCTGATGGGTGTTCATAACCTGAGTGAGGATAAGCTCCGAAAGGTGTTGAAGCAGGGAGGACTGGCTAACCCGAGCCTTGCAGTCGTTGACACCAACAACCACATGCACACAGACTACGGCGATATCTCCCTGATCCCGAAATCAAGTCTGATAGACTCCCGCACAGGCAACAATGCCGGCACCTTTACCGCAGATGCCTGGACTCCTACCTATCCGCAGGTGCAGAAGCGTATGAGCGATAAGGGAATGTCTAAGTTCTGGAAAGATATCAGAAGCCTGAATGAGGATGCCGGAGAGGTAGCCAGCTATATGAGGATGGCCTTTGACACCTGGCTTGATAAGGAGGCAGGACAGGAGCGCCTTGCCTACTGGTATATGAAGGAGAAGGGTCTGAACCCAGAGCTGGTACTCAACGAGAATCCTTATGGTGAGGATGTTGCAAAGCGTATCGATGAGCTTACCGACAAAGGTAATCTGGAGGTACGCAATCTACCTGAAGAGCAGATCAAGGAGATCGCCGAGATGTACCGTGCTTATAAGGAGAGCATCGGCGAACCTGTGACGCCTGCCGAGGAGCGTATAGCAAAGCTTAAGGAAAGGATCAAGGAAGACAAGAATACCCCGTTCACAAACCTGCAACGCGCTCGTCTTGAAGAGCTGGAGAAGTACGGAGAGCTTCTGCATAACCTCAATAACTTTGAGTATGCTGTGCGCAGATCGGCTGTCAGTGAAGGCAAACCGAATGTCGAAGAGACTATAAGCAAGGCTGCTAAGGCCGTGAAGGAGCAGAATCTCCAGCAGGACTTCGACAAATGGCTGCAAGATAAGGCCGACAGTTACGGTGTGGAGGAATGGCTCTTCAACGGTACCGACTATCAGGGCCGGCAAAAGTGGGTACGCAACACCCTGGAGAATGCTTCCAAGCTGATGAAGAAGGAAGGCCTCAATGGCGCCACTAACTGGAGCAGCATCGGCAACTGGATAGCAAAGGTGGCCAGCAAGGAGAAAACACTTGAAGGTATCAGGAAGAACAAAGCCAATCTGAACACCACTAAGGAAGAGCATGAGGCTTTCCATGAGGAGTGGGGCCAGAAGCTTCGCGCCATTGCTGACAAGCTTGGTAATGGCGACTGGTATAATGGTGATAATATCCTGGGCGACGCCCTTGACCATTATAAGAACATCAGCAGTTACTTGAAGAGGGAATACAATTACGATCTGTCTGCTGAGGACCGTCAGACCATCGAGCAGTTTGTCAACGCGGTGCAGAAGAAGTTCCCGACGGGTTACTTTGAGACCAAATTTGAGCGTCCTGTATATCTGAACGAGTTTGCCGTGGCCGTAGTGCCTGAGACCACTTCTCCTGAGATCGTTGAGGCCCTGAAGAATTCCGGTCTTGACGTGCGCACCTATGACAATACCGGTACCGAAGATCAGAAGGATGCCAACCGTAAGCAGGTCGCCATGGATGCCGTCGGCGGACGTGATGATATCATGTTCCAGATGGTAGGCAAGGAGGGCACTCAGGCTGCCGACAAGGCCGAAGGTGGCGACGAGAGGAGCCGAAACCTGGCCCTGGCAGAGGATTCCGAGAAAGCCGGAGTGGATCCCAAGGCAATCAAGTATGCTACAGGCTGGGAGCGCGGTGCCGACGGTCAGTGGCGCTACGAGATCCCCGATGCCGACGTTGATATCGTCAGCAAATACAAACAAGCACGCCTGGAACACGATCAAGAGGTGTCTCGACTCGGTAAGGAGGAAGATAATCTTCTGCAGAAGTACCAGAGCTTGACAAACGCCATCCCTGGCCGTATTGACAGCCGCTACTCCGAAGAGCAGAAAGCTAAGTATCGGGAGATGCGCAAACAAAAGGAAAAGATCTGGAAGCAGTATCTTGAAGCAGGCAATAAGGTAAAGGAGTATGACGAGCAAGGCGTGTCAATGTCCCTTGGTGAGCTGATGGGCGAGGATAAAGAACTGTTCAAATACTATCCTGAACTGAAGGATCTGAAGGTAACTTTCACTTCCCTGCAGGGAGGTACAGCCGGCAGCTTCGGAGAGGACGGTATAAAGATAGGTTATAACGAGTTGAAGCGCTTCGGCGACAATCAGCTCAATAACGAGAATGTCTATGGCACCCTGTTGCATGAGATCCAGCACGCCATTCAGGATATTGAGGGATTTGCACAGGGTGGTAATCTTTATACCAGCACCTCAGAGACGGGTATCAATGCTATTATAGCCAAGAAGGAAGCCGAAAAGGCTAACATTAAGACTGAGCTTGATGCCATTAACAAGATACTGAGTTCAAGTCCTGAAGAGAAGAAAGACTATGCCGACCTGGTAGGTAAGACTGTTGGTGAATACACCTTCTATTTGCAGAATCAAGCCGTTAATCTGGCAGGTAAGTACGATAATATAAACCAGCAGATAGATCGTCTGAGAGAGACCAAGGCTCCTGCCAAGAGTGATGCCATGGATCTGTATCACCGTCTGGCCGGTGAGGTAGAGGCACGTAATGTCGATAAGCGCCTGAATATGTCTGAGGAGGAGCGCAGAAACAGCCTCGCCTCAGAGACCGAGGATGTTCCCCGCGAGGATCAGGTGATTATCATGGATGACGGTACCTCGATGAACATCAAGGATATTAAGCCTGTCGGTACCGGTGACTTCGGCGAGGTCTACGATCAGTTCAAGGGTAAGCCTAAAGAAGCTGTTGACTTCTTAGTTAAAAAGAAGGGTGGTGATTTGTTGGGTGTGTTCCACCGTGACGAGGTGGGCGATATCGATCTTGTATGGGGCGAGTCTCATAACCCTTACAGGGGAAAAGGCCTGTCCCATATCATCAGAAAGCACATCGAGACATTGCACGACTTCAAGGATATCGATGAGCTGTCTGCCGTACTGGACGATGTTGTCAATAATGGCAGCGTAGGTAAGAACGGAAATAATATTGAGATTACAAAGGATGGATATCGTGTAGTTCTGGCCCAGGAGGACAATGGGAAGAAGTGGGTACTGACAGCATTTGACAACAGTAAAACGAAAAAGGAGAAGTTGTCATCTGCCAATACCGCTGGAACCCCTATTGACACTTTTGGCAGCAGGGCTGTCGCTGCCGATGACAACATCTCCTTTTCTGAGGGCAAAGATACGAAAAATATTCCAAACGACCAAGAAAATAAGCGAAAATCTTCAGATGAGGCCCCAAAATTCCAACGCACGGGCAGTTCTGAGCCGGAGATGACAGCGGAGGAGCGCCAGTACTGGAACAAGTGGGATGCCGATATGAAGAAGTGGCGTGAGCGCAATGCCATCGGCGAGACGGCTACAGGCCCCAGCGAGAAGCCTAGGATGCAGCAGGGCGAGGCAGCCCTCGACTATGCGAAGCGTCTGGTGCAGTGGAACCGTGAGAAGTCGCTCTGGCAGACGGCCCCGAAGCTGGATGACTACCGCCAGAAGCGCGACGATAAGGATGTGCTGGAGGCAGCCCGTGAGAACGAGCGTCGCTATCCTGACAGCCCTTCGGCCAAGATGCGCCGCGTGGCTGCAGAGCTGCAGCAGATCCGTCACGCCATGAGTCAGCAGAAGGCCTACGACAAGGCCACTGTGAAGGCTGTGACCGACTTCGCCCAGGAGTTTATGAAGATGGGCTTCGGCGACAACCTGCGACGCGGAGAGATGGAGCGTATGCTGTCGGCGGTGAAGAACGCCACCGGTGCCAAAGATATCAAGCGTGAAATTGACAGCATCATGAATATCCTCGTTGACAACCAGCTGCGTAACCTCGACCAGCGCGTGACGAAACTCTCTTCTGTTAAGGAACTGAGCAAGACAGCCCAGGGAGTGGAGAAGCAGGGCAGGCTGGAGCTGAAGGGTCAGCGCATGATCCAGGCCTTCCGCCAGGCGCGCGAGGGCAGGATGGATGCCGAGAAGATCCGTGAGCGTATGAGCGAGGTGGTCGAGAAGATGGCCCGTAACGACGAGGAGGCCCCGATGTGGGAGCAGGATTACGAGGGTCTGTCTATCGCGCTCCAGTACCAGGAGAACATCGAGGCCAGCCGCGACGAGTATGCCGATCTTGACCGTGTATATAAGGCTGCCGTAGAGAACTATAAGGGCAGCGGACGCTCATACAAGGCCCAGCAGGAGCTGTTGGATGCCATCGATCAGGCGATGATGGAGAACAAGATCGAACGTATCGGACTGTTCGGCGACATCATCGGTCGCCTGGAGGGTAACATCGGCGAGAGCATGCAGGGTGCCAAGGAGTTTGTGGAGCGCGACAAGGAGCGTGTGAAGCATATCCAGCAGATCGCCAACTTCGACCTTGCCGGCAAGCCTGCCGACGCCATGAGGGAGAAGCAGAAGGGTAAGCCTGCCAACTTCTTCCTGCAGCCGCTGGCCACCTTTGAGCAGATGCTCCGACAGTTCGGAGGCCGTAACGCGAAGGGCGAGGGCCACCTGTACGACTACTTCATGCGTAACTGGATAGACTCCGTAGACCGATCGTATGTCAACGAGCAGAAGGCCAAGGAAGAGCTGGATGCCAAGGCCCGTGAGGTGTTCGGCGACAAGGTGAAGCGCTGGAGCGACCTCTACGAGCTGGAGCGCAGGCTCCCGACGATGGAGGTGGAGGTGCTTGACGGTGAGAACCCGAAGACGTTCACGCTCAACCAGGGCAACCTGCTTTATATCTACATGGCCGACAAGATGGCCGACGGACGTATGAAGCTCCGTAACATGGGAATCGACGAGGAGAATGTGGAGGCTATCAAGGACTTCCTCGATCCCAGACTGAAAGAGCTGGGCGACTGGCTGCAGGATGAATATCTGCCGAGCAAGCGCACAGCCTATAATAAGGTACACGAACGGATGTTCGGTGCGCCCATGGCTGCCATCGACAACTACTTCCCTATTAGGATCATCAATGATGCAAGATATCAGGAAGAGGATGTAAATGTTCCAGACAGAGAATCGAAACCGTCAACTATTACCGGCAATATCATCAAGCGTACAAAGAACGCTCTTCCGCTGGATATCCTGCATACCGATGCCCTCAGTCTAATTATTGAGCATGTGGAGGACATGGAGCGCTGGGCTGCCACGGCTGAGTGGAACCGTGATATAGGCACCCTGTTGAGCTATACCACCTTCCGCAATAAGGTGAAGAACATGAACACCATCTACGGCTCTGGAGATGCCCTATGGGAAGCATTCAAGAACACCGCCAGCATGGCTGCCGGTAAATACGACCCCAAAGCCAAGCCTGGCAGTGTGGATAAGGCGATCTCGAATATCGCCAAGGGTGTGACGGCCGCGAAGATCAACTTCCGCGTCTATACCGCCTTCAAGCAGATCCTGTCGGCGCCAGCTTTCCTGCATGACGTCGATCTGGGCGACTTCGTGAAGAACAGCATGAACCCCTACGGATCGTGGAAGTGGGCGATGGAGAATATGCCCGTGTTCAAGAAACGCTGGAAGAGCCGCCAGGTGGGCGACACCCGTCTGATGGACGATCCTACGGACTGGAAGATGTGGAAGACCAACGTCGTGCAGATGGCCACCCGTCTGGGTATGAGTCCCAACGCGCTGGTCGACGGCGTGACCTGTGCCGTCGGCGCCAGATCGATCTACGAGGCTCGCTATAAGAAGTACAAGGATATCGGCGCCTCCGACGAGGTGGCCCGTAAGCGCGCCCTTCAGGATGCCGAGATCGGCTACAACCTGACGCAGCAATCGAGCGAGGGCGCCTTTGTCAGTGCGATCCAGAAAGACCGCACGGTGGCTGCCAATATGCTGTCAGTGTTCCGTAACTCTTCGATGGCCTATACCCGGCAGTGGGTGGACGCTGCCCGTAACCTCAGCCACAGGGCGCAGAAAGGTTATAAAGAGGACAGCATCAACTTCATGACACGCCAGCTGCAGGATCAGTTCGACCTTGATGAGGCTGAGGCCCGCAAGGCTGCCGAGAAGGAGTATGCGCGCGCTGCCCGTCACGACGTGGCCCGTCTGCTGAACATGATGTTCGGTGTGACCACAGCCTGGAACATCGGTGCCAGCCTGCCATACCTTCTGATGGGCGACGACGACGAGACGAAGAAGGAGATGCTGACCGATGCTGCCGTCAGGGCTATGATCGCCGGACCTACGGAGGGAATGGCCGCAGGCAACCTGTTCAGTGAGTTTATCAGCCGCACGGCTGCCTCGGAAGAGACGCGCAAGGCCATCCGTAAAGAGGGGTGGGGTGCCGGTATCGATGCTGCCCTGAAGCAGGGAGGCGACTACGAGGTGAACCCGCTGCCGCTGATGGCCGACATACAGGGCATGATCAAGAAGATGGGCTACGACAAGTATGCAGCAGCTCAGGATGTGTTCAATATCTGTATGCAGAGTGCCGTCGGCGTGAACCCGCAGACCTTCACCGACATGTGGAATGCCTGTATGGACTACGGTAATCCAGACTGGATGCCGTTCACCAAGGATGTAGGCAACGACGATCTGGCCAACTCGAAGGAGATAGCCCTCTTCATCATGCGACTGATGAACGCCCCGACAAGTTCCTGGCGCAACAAGTATATCGACGAGCTGGGTATGAACGTGGAGGATGCCAAGAAGCTGCCCTATGAGGAGATGGCCCGTCGCTATGCCAACTACAAGCACTGGAAGGATGCGCCTGTCATGGGCTGGTTCCGTGGCGACGACAAGCGCCAGGAGAAGATGGATAAGATCCAGCAGCAGTTTGACAAGGCTGTTGAGCAGCGTATGGAGCGCCTGACCGACAAGGAGCTGATGCACAACCTGGCTCGTTCGGAGAGTGCCGAGGAGAAGCGTAAGTATGCGAAGATCATAGCCCAGCGTATGGGTGTGGCTCCAGTGGCCGACCTGACCGCCAAGCAGGATCTCGATAAGAACTGGTATCAGCACATGTACCAGGAGCGGATGGAGTATGAGGATATCCGCGAGGAGGAGATGCTCGATGCCAAGCTGAAGGATTACCGTGAGAGCGATGCCGGCGACAGAACCAAGGCTGAGGTCAAGAAGCGCCTCGACTGGATCCGCAACGGTAAGTACGACACACCTTCAGGCCGGAAGGGAAACCGTAAGAAGGGTAACGAGCCTGACTTGCTGGCTCCAGGAAAGCGTCAGTTCAGTACCGACGGTGACGAGAAGGCCAACGAGGCCATCATGAAGAATATCCGTCAGTGGCGCAAGGAAGCGCTGGAGATCCTGATGAGGGCAGAGAGCAAGAAATAGTTTTCATTTCTATAATATTTTTAAATTAAACGTTACAGGCGACGGTCCGTGAGGATCGCCGCCTGTCTTTGTGATGAAGGGGAACCGTTACTGTGCTGAGGCTGTCGGCTGGGTGCGCTCCACCAGGGGAAGTACGCCATGCTCCTTAAGCTTGTTGTACAGGAATCTGCGACCGGACTGTGTCCACGACGTGAGGGGCTTGTAGGTGTCTGGCATGCCGGCATGGTGGATGGGTATCATACGGGTGGCCACATAGCCCTTGTTTAGGTGTTCGGAGTAGAGGATCCACTGCTCACCCACCTTGCGCTGTATGCCGAGGCCGTTCAGCAGCTTATTGAACGAGGGCGCTCCCATACCGTAGTCCTGAGCTATCTGGGTGGCGGTGACCGTCGATCTGTCGGCCATGATGGCATCGAGGTAGCGTGTGCGCTCCTGAAGCTCGTAGATCTGCTGATCCTTCTGGCCGAGGTCGATCATCATGCCGTAGTTGTCGGCCTCGAGGTCGCTCACATGCTGCTGAAGGCGCTGGTTCTCCTCCTCAGCGGCAAGGGCCAGCTGGAGGATCTGCAGGCGCGACATGTTACGGGGATCGACGGGGAGGGTGCTTTCGCCCGACATTGAACGTTGAACATTGAACGTTGAAGGCTGAGGTTGGGCGATACGCTCCTTCTCTAACTGCTCCCAGCGGAGTACAAGCTTGGCACGGGCCTCATCATTGAACTTGGTGGCGACGAAAAGGCACTCGGTCTTGGTGAGTACAAAGTAAGGGATTTCTTTCTTAAATCCGTTTGCTAACTCATTGATTCTCTTACGGCAAGTAAATTTGCTTGCTGTGACTTTCTCCCATGCAGGCTCCATCTTCCGGATAGCCTTCAGCACGTCGAAATGGTTCTTGCCAGTGATCTCTGCGATGTCCATGGATGTCATCGTCTGCTGGTCTGTGATCTGGTTAATATTATTGTTGTTCATTGTTATTCTGATTTTGGATTTCATTGATTACCTTATATAATATACTATTGTTCGCGCGCGCGATATGGCGCATATATGTCTCCCTGGGGGAGTAGAGCGGTACGATCTTAGCCATTGTCGCCTCCTTTCTCTTTCTTAATAGCCTCTTTGGCCAGACCAAACCATGTTGGGACGTTGAGCTTCAGCAAGAAGAATGCTGCCTCCATTTCTTTCTCTGAAAGGCTCCGATCGATCAGTACGGTTACGCCTTTTAATTCAAAATAGAAAGAGTTTTCCGTGACGCTGAAGGTTGCGCCCATCAGCGCAAGACCCTCTCTGAGTGATTGGATAGTCATACGGCTGCCTCCTTTCTGGGCTTGGTGAAGTCGACACGGGCGCGACGGATCGCATCTTCAACGGGCATTCCCTTGGGATAAGATGCAATAAGCCTCCATAGGGCCTCGCGGGTCTTTAAATAGGTGGACAACTTGGCAACGGGAGTGCTGCCGTTCTTTGCGTCATTTACGCTGGATCCCTGACAGGGGAAAAGCGAGAGCTGGACGCTGCATGTTTGTTTTGTTGCTTTCATTCGGACAAATGAAAATATCCGCGCATCAGTGTTGTCCAAGGCTGCAACAAAGCTAAGAGCCTTTGTGGGCGTTGCGCCGCTACCACACACTACTGCACGGAATGGTTATACAATAAACTTGTACATTCATTCAAAGGAGGTATATATGAAAAAAGCTATGCGTCACGCACAGCAGATCTCTAACCTCTGCTTTGTTGCTAAATAAATTTTGGACGGTGCAAATATACAACAATTATCTGAAACTTGCAAGCTTTTTGCGAAATATTTCTTGTTTTTCTTGTTTTTCATTAAAATATTCTCTATCTTTGTCGCGTATATTAGTGCTTTATGGGTAGTGTTATTGATAAGTTGGATAAATTTGCAGATAGTTACATTGGCTATCTGAAAGAACACGATAAATGGTTTTATTGTATAGGATCAGTCATTATTTATTTATCCATCGTAATACCAGTAACTGTTTCGTCAGGCTTTAATTTTCTATTTGTTGTGTCGATGTTGTTGGCAGCATGTATATTGGGATGGCCCATGATGCTGGTTTTTATGCTTCCTTCTATTATCATACGTTTAGTGTGTTATTGCATAAACAAACCGGCCAAAGCTTTTTTCATCTTTCTAAAGCTGATTATTGGCTTTGCTGCTTTGTTCTTACTTGCTCTTCTGATTTCTTCCATCTTCCGTATTTACTAAATAACAGCCATTTCTTTACGGCTCGCCCAGGGCGTCGGTGATAGCCCTGACCTGTGCGGGTGTGAAGGAGCGTGAACGGCCGTCGTAGCCGAGGGCGTGAAGGTGGCCGTTGAGGCCTGGATGCTGGCTGATCCAAAGCTTCAGCTTCACCCAGGCCGATTCCGGCTGGATGTCGGGACAGTAGAGCTGTGCCAGCTCCGTGCGTCCGTATTGTCGAATGGTGAATTGTATTTTTCGCATAGCGGATGCAAAGGTAGTAAGAATTTTCGGCAATCAGTCAGATATAACCGTAAACAACGGGCAAAAACACGCGCTGACGGCCTTTTTACGTCGTACCTTTGCCCTGGCAATAGTGCCACAAACGAAAATCTAATAAGTTATGTTTGAGATCAGGAGTTATACCAAACTGGAGCTGGCCCGTAAATACTGGCCGGACACGCCGAGGGACGAGTCGGCGGTGGAGCTGTTCCGTCGAGACGTGCGCCGGTGCAGGGATCTGATGGGCGAACTGAGGAAGTTTCCCAACTACAACGTCAACGACAAGCACTATCCTGCCGCTCAGGTGGCGGTAATCGTGGATTATCTCGGGGAGCCGTAAGAAAATTCCAGCTTCGTCGTGTTTCAATGCCTGTAGCGGGTTGTTCCAATGCCTGGAACGGGTTGTTCCGATAAGGGAAACGAGGTGTTCCGATAGGCAGAACGACCCGTTACAGATATCTTAATGGCGCACAAAAAAGAGGACCTGCCGCTGCAGATCCTCATCGTGAAGTTTCAATATTGCGATGATCAGCCGTTGCCTCCCTCGCCTCCGGCGGGATCGGTATCGGGTTTGAGACTGGTGTCGAAGGTCTCTTCGAAGTCCACGTCCTTGACGAGCGTCTTGGCGATGACGTACTTCTGCTTGATCTTGCCCTTCTTGTTGATGTTCTGGCCGACCACGATACGCTCGGTCTCGGGCGTGAAGATCACTCGGCGGGTGGTGATGGAGTTGGCTCCGCAGTCGTCCTTGGTGGCAGCGCCGATGCTGGAGAAGCCCACCTTGAAGATGCCGATGCCCTCGAGCTTTACCTTCTGTCCCATCTGGAAGTAGTGCTTCATGGCCTTGCCAAGCTCGTCGAGAGCAGCCTTGATGTCGCTCTCCTTCAGCGAACACTGGTCCTGGATGTAGTGGGCCAGCTCGGCGGTGGTGATGAATTTCTGGTCGTAGACGGCCGTGGCAAACCATTTGCCGTAGGCTGTCGACTCGTCGTTGGTGTTCTGGATCTTTCTGAATTTCTGTGCCATAATGTTTTTGTGTTAAGTGAATAAATAGCGGAAAGGGCGTTTCCCTAACCGAGTGCAAAGTTACGGCATCCGGAACCGCCAACATTGGCAGCCGTCGGCAGTGGTAGCCACTGGTGCAGATAAGTGCGGATAATTCCTATGTTTATAGATTATTAACATAATTGTGTTGTTTTAATGGTTATCTTTGCCGCCAGATAAAACTATTATTTCTATGAACGAGGAGAAGCGTATCACCTATCAGGCAGGAATCACCAGGACGCCGAGTGACTTCCTCTGCAAGGACGGAGAGCTGGCAGAGTGCATCAACCTGACCACCGACAACCAGGAGCTGAAGCCGATAGTGCAGCCGAAGGAGAAGATGACGGTGGTAAGCGGGTATCTGCTGGTGTATGTTCACAGCCACAACGATACGACGCGGTACATTCTGAGGAAGGTCACCAACTCGACGCTCTACTGGACGCTTGACACAAGCTCCGAAGCAGCCTACAACCACATGATGGCCGTCAATGCGGCGACGTTGCAGATACAGTCGATTGGCAACACGCTGATCGTGGCCTCTTCGTCAGGCATGGGATATTTCCTCTGGAAGGGAGGAACATACAATTACCTCGGGGCTGAGATCCCTGACATCAGAGTCGATTTCTCACTCGGTGACTTCGGCTATCTGAGCGGTACGGACGCAAACCCGAACAAGTACGGACGTGTGCCTGGCATGCACGGTGAGATATTGCTTAAAATACCACGTCCTGGCTATATAGATGAATATGCCGGCAACGTATGGGGTAGCGAAGACACAGAGAACGACAGGAAGTGGGATAGCGGCTACGAGATAGGAAAGGATGCGCTTGTCGGCATCGTGTCGGCGCAGCTGGACTGGGTGAAGGAGAAGAAGCGGTTTGCCTTCCCGTTCTGGGCGCGGTCTGCCGTCAGGCTCTACGACGGAACCCATGCGCGAATCTCGAATCCCTTCCTTCTGCTGCCGACGGTGCTGAACAACTGGCACATCTTTGCCTATGATCCTGAGACGGACGGCCCGAAGGTGATAGACGGTGACGCTGGCGGCTACTGGATAACGGCCTACCGGCCCTACTGTGCCAAGCTGTATTACAGCACAAACTACGGGGCACAGGACCTCTCGGACTGGGAGGACATCATCAGCGGAGTGGATATATTCGTCTCGGAGGAGGTGAAGAGCTTCGATCTGAACGGCGGCTGGAATATCATCAACAACTGCGTCAGGCCCAACAGCATGACGACGACGCTTGGCACCGTGGACGCATGCATGCCGCAATATGGCGTGCTGGCCAGCATGCCCGCATTCGTAGATAACGATGCAAATACCTGGCAGACCTTCTACCAGCCGTCGCTGCTGAGTGAGGGGGAGATGACACACAGGCTGCTGGAGAAATCGGTGTTCTATAAGATCATCGAGCTGGACTTCAACGAGATGCTTGACACCTCACAGAAGGACGCCACAAGCAAGATAGACCGCGGAGCGCTGAAGAATCTCGTGAACAACCAGACGCTGAAGAACGACGACTACTTCTCTAACTCCTACATGAGGCCACAGGTGATCAAGGCATACAACAACCGCCTTCACCTGGCCGACGTGAAGCGCAGCATCTTCTGGGGCTTCGGGAAATTCTCATACACGGCACATACCGACAGCCAGAACAGGAAATTCTACGTTCACATCAGGACGGAGGACGGCACAAAGGTGGTGTCGGTGACGGACGGCTCTTCGTATGAGATAGGCGACATTTGGTTTTACTATCCCGACCCGAGGGCATTCAAGGCAGAGGTGTTTGTGGGAACCAACAGGATATACACGCTTGCACTGAAGGAACACCCGTATCTGAACGGTGCCTATTACTTCGGCCACCTGCCCGACTCCTACGGCGCATGGCCGAGCGGTGTCGTGGCGACAGCACCGACACTGAACAACACGCCTGAACTGCTGGAGGGAAAGATAATCGTCAGCGAGGTTGACAATCCCTGGGTGTTTACGGCCAAAGGCCATGTGACGGTTGGCAGGGGCAGGATCCTCGGCATGGCTTCGCAGACGGTGGCACTCGGACAGGAGGAACACGGCATACACCCGCTGGTCGTGTTCTCGGAGAGGGGCATCTCCACATTGCGACTGGATAACGAGGGTGTATATCAGCGGTCTGACGAGCTTTCGCGCGAAGTGTGTATTAACCCGTCATCGATCATCGAGACAGACGGAGCCATATACTTCGTATCAAAGAAAGGCCTGATGGTACTTGTCGGTGAGAGCGTGAAGTGTGTGAGCGCGCAGATGAACGGTCCAATATTTGATTATAAGGAAAAGTTGCCAAACTTGACAACTGGCACAGACTGGTCTGGCGTAGTAGGATCGTGCTATGATGATGAGAACTTCCTCAAATACATAAGCTCAAACGGCTTGGTCATGGCTTACGACTATATTGACCAACGAATCATCATGGTTGATAACAGCCTGTACGATTTTGCCTTTGTCTACAATATCCAGGACGGGACTATATCAAAGACTGTGCTGCCAGCAACAATAAAGAATGCCGTCAACAACTATCCGGACTATTTTCTGCAGGGTGATACCACTGAGATAATACAAGAGGAAGGAGAGGAACCTCAGACAGTGACTGTAAGAAAGGTATTCTCACTCTATGAGAAGTTGCGCGAGGATGAGGTCGGAAACCGTCAGCTGGCATTTGTTCTGACACGCCCGTTAAAGCTTGCAGGCCCTGTGAGCCAGGCGTCTCTACGGGAACTGATGAACGTTGGCATGTGGCAGGAGAAGGATAACAATGGTAACAATCTGAGTTGCGTAAAGACACAAGTGTATGTATCCAGCGACCTGCGGAAATGGTATAGGGACGAGTCGCGCTTCGGTGCTGCCGCACGCTACTACAGGCTGGCGCTCTATATCAAGATGCTGCCGACGGAGCGGCTGAGTGGTACGATCATTACAAGCCAGGAGCGGAGAGGGGACAACATGAGATAACAACAATAACAAGGAGGTGACAATGAAATGCAAGACAAACCACAAGGAGGAGATGAAGAACGACCTCATGCGGGTGTACCGTGAGATCGTGGGGCAGTACAGCTGCCGGACACAGACGGAGGCCTACGAGCTGACCGTCAAGCACCAGGCACCGAGATACTATATCGACGCCCGATGGGCGCTGCAGGTGATATCGCCGATGACCCGAGGCGACCACAGCAGGCTGGAGAAGATGAGTCCGCTGATGCAGCAGATGTACTACGACCTGCTCGACACCGTGCTGAGGCTGAAGCAGACCGAGAAGTTCTGGTACAGCTCGCTCTATGAGCTGGTACGCCATGCCATTCAGGAGCCTGCCCCGCGGTTCTACATCGACACGGACCGCATGGGGCAGATATGGCGCGAGAAGACGGTGAAGCGCGTGAAGGTAGACACGATCCGCAGGGCAGCGGCAAGGAAAACGGCAAGCATGGTGGAGTATGAGACGGCATAGGCTGACGATAGAGAAGGCCGTGCTGACGGCTGTGATGGTGGCCTGGTATGCCTTCGGACGGCAGACGGGCTACGCCAGCGGTGACATGTCGCCAGCGGATCACCTGCTGTCGATGGTCAGCCATGCTAACGTGTGGCACCTGGCGGGCAACCTGTTCGTGCTGTGGATCATGAAGCGGCGCCTGTATATCTTCGCCTCGGCGGTGATCGCCTTCGTGGCGACATTCCTTCCCGTCGTGGGGCCGTTATGGCCGATGGACGGGGTGACGATGGGATTCTCTGGCGTGATATTCGCCATTTGGGGCGCAAAGTGGGGCGTCTGCTGCCAGAGCTTCTGGCCTGCAGGCGACGATATCATGCGCGAGAAGATATGGGAGTTCTGTTATAAGACCGTGCCCTTTGCGCTGATAGGCATGGTCATACCAAGCATAAACTGGTGCCTGCACCTTTACTGTCTGTTGGGAGGTTTCGCGTATGGCAGATGGCGGTGGAAGCATTTCCTCAAATAGGACCTTAACCGTGGATGAGGCCGCAACGAAGATCTACCTCGAAATCGTCAAGGAGAATATCCGGCGCAACAGGGAGATCTTCGAGGGCTTCAATCCCGTGACGGGACGCGGGGCGCCAGGGCCGAGAATAAAGGTCAAGATCCCCGACTCACCCATCAGGACACAGTACATGCCCGAGCGCTGTGTCAAGCACAACATCATCATCAAGAAGCTGGTCAAGCGAGGCTCCATCCGCAAGTACATCACCGACGAGATGGGCTGGGAGTACACCGACGAGCGCTACCAGGACGTGGTGTATGCCATGATGCTTGCGCGCAGCGAGGAGGATCCCGCCTTCTACTTTGCCATAATCTACAAGATCGTTGACAAGGAGGAGGGCACGGTGATCCCCTATATCCTGAACTACGGCCAGCGGATGCTGCTGGAGAAGCAGGAGGAGATGCGACTGGCGCGCAGGCCTATCCGTATCGTCATGCCCAAGGCGCGCCAGTTCGGAGGATCCACCGAGACGCAGCTCTATGGCAAGTGGATGCAGGACTGCCGACATCACAGGTGGAACATGGCGATCATGGCACACCAGACGGCAGCGTCCATCCGTATCCGTGCCATGTACGACCTGGCGCTGGAGAATCAGCCCGGATGGAGTGTAGGCTATAAGGGTAAGCGGTTGAAATCGGCGCCCTTCAAGGGCAGCCCCGCCGACTTCGTGGTGAAGACACACACGGGCGAGGTGGTCAGGGAGAGCGTCACGACGGTGGCCAGCTATGAGAACTACGACGCCAGCCGATCAGCGAACCTGAAGATGGCGCACCTCTCGGAGGTGGCCTACTGGAAGGAGACGGAGCAGAAGAAGCCGGAGGGCGTGCTTTCATCCCTCAACGGTACCATCGGCAACCGTCCCGACACGATGATCGTGATGGAGTCGTCAGGCCGCGTCGTGGGCGACTTCTTCTATAACATGTACCAGGAGGCGAAGGATCCCGACATTCCCAGCGCGTGGGAGGCGATGTATGTGCCGTTCTTCAAGATCGAGCTGTACCGACAGGAGTTCAACCCCAACTACCAGGGCATCTTTAGGAACAAGACACCGTGGCGCGAGGTGGAGGAGGATCCCGCGTATGTGGAGAAGGCCACGGAGTTTGCCAGGTGGCTCTATTTGAATAAGGATAACCCGAACTGGGTGGAGGGCTACCGTCAGAGCGGCAAGTACTTCTGGCAGCTGTGGCAGAAGGGCGCCTCGCTGGAGGCCATCAGCTGGTGCCGGGACAAGATCAACGAGTTCCGTTCATACTCCTACTTCGCCACCGAGTTCCCCAGCGACGACGTGGAGTGCTTCATGGCCGCGGGTAACCTGATCTTCAACAAGTACTCCGTCGATGCCATGCAGCAGAAGATGAGGAAGGCTCCGATCTTCGTTGGCAATATCATCGGTGAAGAGGACAAGGGCGCGAGGGCCATCAGGACGGCACACCTCATTGACCGCCTCGACGACGGCCAGGCGCTGAGGATATGGCAGATGCCCGACTGCCTGAAGGTGGATAACCGCTATGTGGTGAGCGTGGATATCGGAGGACGCTCGAAGACGTCGGACTTCACGGTGATGACGGTGATAGACCGCTTCGGCATGATGCGCGACATGGGAGGACGCCCAAGGGTGGTGGCACGCTGGCGGGGACACATACGCCACGACATGCTGGCATGGAAGGCAGCACAGCTGGCGCACTTCTACCAGGACGCCATGCTGGTGATAGAGAAGAACACCGCCGACACGCGCAAGGCCAGGCTGGAAGAGGAGGGCGAACACTCGGGCACCATCATCGACGAGATAGCAGACTACTATCCTAACCTGTATATCGGCAGGACGGAGGTAGACAAGGTGACGCAGAAGGTGACCAACGTCTACGGCTTCCACACGAACACGCTGACCAAGGAGCAGGTGATCGACAACTACATATCGTATATAGAGGATGAGCTGTATGAGGAGCCTGACGAGCAGGCATACAAGGAGCTGCTGATCTATGAGCGCAAGGAGGACGGCACGATGGGTAACGTGGACGGGAAGAACAACCACGACGATATCGTGATGTCAACGGGCATCGGCCTGTGGGTGAGCCAGCGCATGCCGCTGCCTACATGGAAGGTGGAGGATACGGGCAGCACGGTGATGGGCCACTCGGGAACGGCAGCGGACATTTAGTAGATTGAAAATTGAAGATTGAAAATTGAAATCACTTCTCATCATCCCACTTGTTGCACATGCCAAGCAGGGTTTCGAAGTCGGAGGCCTCGATGGTGGCGTCGATCTCTACGGGCTTCGGGACGATCAGCTTTGTCAGCTCGTTGCGGACGGTGATGAAGAACTTGCGGTCTTCGGCATTGTTGGGGGAGTTCTTGGCGTAGTACATGAAGGCATTGCGGTACTCCTCCTGGGAGTCGCCGAGCAGGCCCTTGATGAACTCCTTTTCATCCTTGCCTACCTTGTTCTGTGCGCCCTTCGGACGTCCTGCCTTCTTTGCCATAATGCTAACCTAAGAATGAGGGATGAATGTTCATGGGACCGAGGCGTGAGTTTATCAGCGCATTGATCTCGTTGTACGACTCTTCGGCCTCCTGGCGGCACATGGCCGTGTAGGGATCGTTGGTCAGGGGAGCCAGCAGGACATTGTACTCGACGGACTTCACGATATAGTTGTGTACGGCATCGCGCAAAGGATCGATGCAGTGTGGAGGCCAGTTGTGGGGCAGTGCCAGGAAGATGTTCTTTTCATCCCAGTCGCCCGCGTGGTTCGTGGAGATGCTTCTCACGAAGGGAGAGGGGAGGAGAAGGTATGCCTGCATGCGGCTCACACACTGGTTGAGGGCACGGTCAATCTGACGCCTGACGGTGTAGTCGCCGTCGGTGATGATGGGCGACTCCAGGTTGCGCTGCCTCTCCAGCTGCGTGATGTCGGCCTCGATGTCGTGGACGATTTCCGGCTTCAGGATGATGACCTCGATGACCTGTTTGTCCCGACGCGGACATGCTATGACCTCCTTGGGGAAAGGTCGGCCTGTGTGAAGATGATGCGGGTACATGTTTCTAATTGAAGATTGAAGATTGAAAATTGAAGATCATTTCACTTTTACTTAATACGTACTTAATACTTACTTCACCACTCTTACTGCAAACTTGGCGAACACCTGGTCGTTATGGCGCGAGAACAGCGTGACGACGGAGTAGCCATTGGAGATGCCGCGGACAACCCAGCGTCCGTCGGTACCGATGCAGCACTGACAGCACGGGCTGTCTGCACGTACCACGATATCGTCAACGGGCATGCTGCCGCCCTCGCCAGTGAGGGTGTATGAGATCTCGGACTCCTGTCCGCGTCCGATGACCCAAGGATTGGAGAAGAGGATATCGGGATCGACGGTATTGGAACCGTTGGGCGTGATACAGCCAGGCACACCGTCGCGCTCAGGGATGACCGGGTAGCGCAGTTCTATTCCTGTCGGGAACTTGTAGACGGGAGCCGACGGGGCCGTCTTCAGGAAGCATGCCATAATGCCGGCACGGTCCTCCTCGGCAGCACCACCGTAGATGGCCGCAAACTCCTTGCTGACAGAGTGCCACCAGAGGTAGATCATGCGGTCTTCGACGAACTTCTGGGACAGACGGGCCAGGGTCTTCACATAACCGTCGTTGAAGCGGTCAGACACGCTCAGAAGGATCTCCGTCACTCCGTTCTCCTCGCTGCCGCTGATGGTGGCATCCTCGGCCACATTGCCGCCACCTGTGAGATAGTCGGCAAAAAACGTCTTCAGTACCTCTATCTGTGAGAACATGTAGCGCGAGAGCATCGCCTCGTGGTACGCCTCGTTGCCTGCCTGCTCATGGAAGGCGGCGGTGATGAGCTTGGGGTCGACGGCCTTGTCAACGACGCCCTTCTGATAGGTCTCGTTCTTGGCCGAGTTCATGGCCAGCTCATGCAGGATCTGAATCTTGATTGTCTTGCTCATTGTCTGTCTGCTTTTAGTTCTGCGTCACGGTACCGGTGACGTCGGTGTAGTCGCTGTCCGATGCTTCGGGGGCCGTCTTTGTCAGGCAGAGCCGGATATGGCTGACGGCATCCATGGCATCGACGGCAAAGTTCTTCGAATACTCGGGCTTGCTCTTGCGCCACCAGTCGTAGAGCATCTGGTTGACGAGGTAGTCCTCACAGAGAGAGGACATGGGATTAGCCAGCCCGTCGTTGTACCGGTCATTGACGATCATGGTGACGGTGAACGTGTCGGATGATGAGGAGAGCGTATCCTCGATGGAGCCGTCGGCCACGTCGACAAACTCTGCCATCTGTGCCTCGAACTTCCCGAGGGCAGCCTTCAGGTAACGGAGCATCTGGCGCTCCTGATGGGCCTCGCCTCCCTGCTGTGCGGCCACGGCAGAGGCCAGCTTTACGGGATCCTCCACCTTCTCTATGCGTGCAGTGTCGAACGAGTCGGCCTTGACGGCCTCGAAGATCAGCGCCTTGTTGAGGTTAAGCGTGATAGTCTTTGACATATTTATATATATTATGTGATTACAGTCAATGTGGATGATACGATGTCAGCGGATCCCGTCGGTGCCTTCCTCTCATTGATGAGGCGCACGACGGCAGAGAGCTGGCGCTTCATGTCGCCAAGGTACTTTTCCGCAATACGCGGGGCGGTGACGGTAAACCATGAGTAGAGGGCGTAGGACACGCAGTACTCGTCGCACGACTTACTGATGAACGTCTCCAGCGCGCTGTTATGGTTCGACGGCAGCGTGATGGTGATGGTTGTGTCGGTCTCGCCCGTGACAAGAGCCTCCATCTCGGCTGCAAGGTCGATGACCGCCTGGCGCATATAGTCCTCGATGATATCTGTCTCGCGCGACCCGAGGGTGATGTCAGCAAAGAGACGGTTGCCCTGGTCGTCGGTGCTTCGCTTCCCGATGATGGAGAGGGAGCGGGAGACCTTGCCGTAGAGTGTCGTATAGTCGAATGTCTTTACCATGGTCGCTTACTGTTGTAGGGTGAATGGCTGGTCGGGGGCATTTCGGGTGTAGAGCTGTCCGGGGCCGTTGAGGAGCTGCGTGGCGAGCTGTGCCTGCTGCTGGTCTGCGCCTGGCACCTGAACGGGAGCGGACGGCATCTGTCCCGACATTACCTGATTCTGGTAGTTGTCGATGTCCTGTAGGATCTTGTCGGCAAACGGGGCATCGAGATTCTTCAGGTAGGTACGCACGTCGATGGCCTTACCCTCCCAGAGCATGTTAAGCACATCGTTACCCATCTGGTAGAAGGCAGCTGAGGCCGCTGAGTTCTTGATGGAGATGTTCGCCTTGACGTTACGGCAGGCGTTGGCACGGTAGAACACCTGTTTGTCGGACTTCTTAGGCGTGATGTCGCGGCCCTCCTCGTAGAACTGCTGGAGCGTGATCAGCGTCTTCATGGCGACGCGCTCCTCGAAGCCGTTGAACTTCTTGATCAGCGGGTAGATGGTGGTGGTGGCGTTATTCGCCTCCATGGCGTAGCGAGAGGCAGCCGTGCCGCTGGCGGGCGTCTTGCCCTGGAGGGCGCCCGACACGCCCGACACATCGTGGATCATGTTGAGCTGTATCTGCAGCATATCGTTGGCACCGGTATTGAATGCCGAATGGGTATAGAACTCAGGCTTGGCACCCGTCTGCCGCTTGGTGTCATCATATACGAACACGGCATCAAATCGAGATTTCTGCCTGGCGTAGTCCTCAATGCTCATGCCCTCCGGCTTCAGCGACAGTGGCAGGAACGTCATACCCTTTGCCGAGGTACGGATGGCGTAGTCGTTGATCATCACCATGCGGTTGATATACTTCTGCTGGTCGATAAAGCTGCCCATGAAGGAATGGATCTCACCGTTGACGTAGGGGAAGAGCGACATGGTGAAGGGATGGCTCTTATAGTCGTAGGGCGACTCTCCCTCACAGAGGATCCGTCCGTCGGGAGCCATGAAGTAATACTGCCAGTACTTATCCACGATCTCCCGTGCCGTGATATAGGCATGCTGCTCTACGGGTACACCCTGCTCCTCATACAGTGCCTTGCGCTGGCGGTTGATGTCGATGACATACTTCAGATCCTCCTTCTCGCAGCGGAAATACTTGTCTATCTGATCGGTGGCCAGCGGATCGAAACACTGGTAGCGGGGCTTCACCTCCTCGCGCCACACCTCGATGACGCGGCAGAGGCCGAGGTCGGACGGCTGGTAGAAGCTCAGGTTTTCGTAGCTGTGCTTCTCGTTGACCTGCTGGGAAGTCTGACGGTTCAGGTTGCCCACCTCGCCGATATGGAAGATCTCATCGAGGTCGTCGATGGTCAGGCCGTACTCGGACTTGGCGAAGTGGAAGTAGATGTTTTCGGGCGTCATATCATGCAGGCAGCCGATCATGTGGATATCCTGATGTGTCGGGTCGCTGCCGCCCTCCCAGAACATGACGTCGGGATTCATCAAATCGTTGTAGGAGTCGAACAGCTCGTTACGCTCCTCAAACGTGTTGCGAATAAAGGCAGCCGATGAGATGATAAATTCGGCGAATCCGGAATCAAGCTTCTCTGACATGTACTGGCTCTGCCAGTTGGTCTGTATGGCCGCGGACAGGTTGTCGGACAGTTCCTTTGCCGCCTGGTTGCGCGCATAGCAGACAGGCTCCGTCTCCTGTTTGGCGTGGATGCCGAAGACGGACATCCAGAGCGAGATCATGATATTGTTCTTCAGCGGGGTGAGGCCCTGCATCTGTATCCACTTTTCCTCGGTCATGTCACCCTGTCCGTAGACGTGGATCACCTCGCCCCACTGGTTGCCGAAGATCATCTCCAGTACGCGGTGGCGCTCCTGACGGAAATTGTCCTTATTGTTCCATGAGCGCGCGCACTCGGCAAGCAGCGCCTGGTCGTACTTCCCTTCCTGGAGATTATTCTTCCGGCGCTCCATGACGGTATCGCGCCGGCTGCCCTTCTGCAGCGGACGGACATCATCGAGGGTAAGCAGCGGCTTCACGGGCTTTACGGGCTTTGTCATATATACCTTATTCTTTTTCGTGCAAAGATAAGCCTTGCAGGCGGTCATCTTTTCATAAAATTCCGTCCGTTGCGCAAATTCGCAGGAGTGAAGAAATTATATGAAAGAACCGACCTTTTTATCCCTTAATTTTGAGGCAAAATTTCCGAATCATGGCAGAAAAGACAACCAAGATCCCGAAGAAAGCCTACGCGGTGATGCAGGACGCGCTGTTTGAGAAGGACGGCACGGGGGCATACAAGCCGCGTGAGATGGCCAAGGAGGGCATGACATCGCTGAAGAAGCACGCCACAAGCCTTGTGGTGGTATGCACCGACAGCAGCGTGGAGGACGTGACGAGCCTCCTGAAGAAGAATGAGATCCCCTATGACAAGGTGACCAAGCTCGAGGAGAGCTTCGACTACATCGTGACCGGTGACGACAACTGTGTGAAGGCATGGTCGTGGACGAGCGCCCTGAGCGATATCGGATGGAAGCTGAAGCACCAGCCCGAAAGCAAGCCCGACACGCAGAAGCAGGCCGACAACTCGCTGGAACACTTCTTCAAGAATGCCTCCGAGAACTGTCGCGTATGCGGAGACTAATCATCATTAACAACTTACAGATATTATGGCAGAAATGACAGAAAACCCCCAGGAGGGACAGCAGCAGCCGCAGAGCGCACGGGAGCGCTACCGCAGCCGCTACAGCACAAACCATCCTGACTTGAACCTCGACGACGAGGAGGCGTTCTACGACCTGGCCAACAAGAACCTCGACGAGCTGGAGGGATACCGCGAGAGCAACCGGCAGCTGGGCGAGGCGTTTGACAAGACGCCGCTGCTGGCAGGGATCGTGCTTGCGGCCAAGGAGGGCGAGAACCCCTTCACCTACCTGGCAGAGCAGATCGGCCCCGACGCGGACATCCGTGAGCTGGCCAATAACCCCGAGTTCAGCAAGGCCATGGGCGAGGCACTGGCCAAATACCAGGAACGGCAGGCCGCTGCCGCCAAGGCCAACAAGGAGGCTGGAGAGAACTTCCAGAAGAGCCTGGACGCCCTGAAGGAGCTGCAGCAGGAGAAGGGACTGAGCGACGAAGACCGCATCGGACTTATCAAGAAGCTCTATGGCGTCGTGGACGAGGAGGGCAACGAGGTGGAGCCTGGCATCATCGGCAACGCATCGATGGGCATCGTGCCCAAGGAGGTGTGGGAGGCCGTGCTGAAGGCTCAGAACTACGACAGCGACATCGCATCGGCCACCGAGAAGGCACGCGCCACTGCACTGAACGAGAAGATCCAGAACGGAAAGAAGGAATTTAGCGCAGGCGTCCCCAGCCTCGGCAGCGGAGGCGCAGGCGGGCGGACGGCTCCGAAGAGGAAGAACGACGGCAGCCTGAAGTCATTCCAGGAGAGCTTGGGCGTATGATGAAGGACTGTCCCGTGATGGATCCCTGCCCGAGGCATCCCGACCCCGTGGATCCGACAAGGAGCGACATGCTGCCATACGGACGCCATGCAGGACAGAACCTCAACGGCACGCAGATGAGCGCAACGCAGCTGAAGCGCGGGGGACTCGTAAGAGCAAGACATATCAGAAAATGAATAATAAACAACCCATTAAAACAAAAGAGAGAATGAAAAAGATTCAGAATTTCGTGGAGAGACACAGGCTGCTCATCAGCCTGCTCTTCGTAGTGATGGCCGTCCTGACGGGCGGCACCGGCATCTGTCTGGCTGAGGGTGCAGCCGTGGTCGATCCAGACCCAGCCAATCCCGATCCTGTTAATCCGGAATTAAACGACATGGGCGATTCCACCGGCGATGGCGCAGGACAGAACCTGCCCGGAACTCAGGGCAGCGCCACACAGATCCGTCGCGGTGACCTCGACACCGAGGAGTATGACCCCGACATCGTAAAGTACAATGCACCAAAGTTCGTGCTGCTTAACTTCGCCCGTACCGTGGCCGTGCAGCGCACCGTGAAGGGCTATGAGATTGACCACTTCCGCATCGGTGAGGCCAGCCTGACACTCCGCACGACGGCACAGATCAATGAGGCCGAGAGCATCAAGCTGAGCGCGTCGAACTGCAGCGGCAACCTGAACGACCTGGGCGTCAGCTCAACCGTCATCGTAAAGGGCGTGAAGGGCTACCAGAAGGGCAGCACCACCAAGACCAGCGGCGACCTTGTGCTGTATGTCAGCGCAGCCGACGAGGACGAGGTGACGCTCCGTCCGCTGAACGGTAAGGCAAA